ATGAGTTATGATACAGTCGCATCGCTACAACGTATGCAACAATTAGAACAAGCTCAAGCTGCAGCTGGGAAACGTTTAGTATTAAAATCAATATATTCGTCTGTAGACGTTGCGTTAATAATCGTTGCAGTTATTCTATTCATTCCAACCTTCACTTTTTCTTTAGTGGCATTTTTAGTTTACTATTATACAAAATTCTTTTTTATGAAAACACGATTAGTAAAGAATGTAGCTACTGGTGAAAAATTTTATGTGGATAAAGAAGAATTTAAGCAATATAAGAAGAACTCTAAGAAAAAGGAAAAACAAGTTAGAAGGATATCTGATTTGTAATAATAGTATTTTAGAAGTAATGCATGTAAAATAGGCATTGAAATATTAAAATATCAAAAGGAAGTGTTTACATGAATTTTACTAAATGGCAACTTGAAGTGCTATCTGAGTTAGTTAGTGAAAAAAGTAAAGAAGCTTATAGACCAGGCAACACTACTGGAAACGTAACGATAAACGGCAGATCTTATCAAGCGTTCCCTGAAAGTGCTGGGGATGAAAATAACTTGAAATCTTTAGATGATAAATTGCAAGCCGCTCTTCAATCGAAATAAAATAAAAAAGCCGACTCAATTAAGAGCCGGCAATTTTTATGCTTACTATTTAATTTTTACATAATAAGGACTAGCTGTAATATAGAATACATTACCCTTACTATTCTTCACTTTATATTGCTGCGAGCCATTTACAGACACTTTATCGATAATTGTAAACCCTAAACCTTCATCGACAGTTCCTGCAACATCTCTATCAGACCAAGAAGCTTTTGAATAGAATCGTAGGTCATTCACTTTAGAAACTACACGTTTATCTTCCACGGATGAAGCTTCTTCTTTATAACGAATATATGAAGAATCATTATAAATCCACTGATTACCGCCAACATTTAACCAGTTCCCTAGCTTACCCCAAACTTTATAAGACTCATTTTTTTGCAACTTACGAATTACACTATTGCTTGTGGATGGCCCAGACCGAAGGTTTACATTAGAACCATCAATATAAGCCACTCCACTTGTTTCTGTTACGTTTCCTGAAGGTTGTTGTGGTTTTGCTTCCACAGTGACAGAATGCCCGTTATACGCCTTTAAAACATTGTTTCTAAATTGGGATTCTGATACACCATGACTTTTAAGATATTGTATTGGGTCTTCATGATCTGTACCGCCAAGTTTGTATGTAATATCTTTATGAGTCCATAATCCAACACTTGGATGGATGTTTCTATCACGTAAGATTTTAGCAAGTAACTTTACATATCTTTCATATGATTTCTTAAATTTAATAGGGTCACTTGTTTCGGATAATTCTACATGAACAAATCTTTTATTGGCAGCTGGACCCGCTCCCCATGCTTGATATTTAGTAGAAGCAATTTGAATTGTTTCATCCCAATCCGTCGCATAATGAACGAATGCACTACGCCATGTTCTAGCTTCATAGTTTCTGATATTAATAGCCGGTGCTTCTGATGTCGCTGTACTATGAGCCACAACCCCTTCATATGCTCCATATCCATTGCGGTATTCAACTTTTGGTAGTCCTGGAATAATCATTTCTCTATCTGCAAAAACACTTCCTACAGATGTTAATGTAATCATGGCAGCCATCGAAATTGATACTAAGATTTTAATAGATTTTTTCATTTCCCATCACCATTCCCCATAATTATTTGTTTGATTTCAGATACATCTTTAGATAGCGCACCAAATGCCTCAGCTTGTTTAGTAATTACAATCTGATTTTCTGTAATTGTTTGCTGATATTTATCTTCACGTTCTTTATTTTCTTGACGTGACGCTTCTAATAGCTCCTTGCTTTCTTTCCTCGAAGAGAATAAAAGCCAAACAAAAAGAGCGCCGAAAGCGCCCTGCTGAATTATTGAATTAAAAATTTGTTCCTCCACTGTCCTCATCCCCTTTTTATAAAATAAAAAAGCCTGCTATAAGCACGCTTCGTTTTATTGTAAAATCCGTATTTAATTTATTGCACTAACGCAAATACTGTATCAATTATAATTATCCAAAGAACTGCCGATGCTATACCACCTAGAACTAAAGCTTTTCCAAACCTATTTTCATTAACCATATTCATAATATCTACCTCGCTTAGATAAGTTTCGTATAGATTATATTAGTATTGTTAAATCTTAATGGTTTCTATGTGAATTTAATGTGTTCAATTTCTTGCAATATAAAAAGAGTAGCGATATCGCTGCTCTTGGTTATACAAACAGTATTTTGTTAAAAGTTATTCGTCATCATACATTGAGCATGATATATCTAATATCTCGAAAATTTCACCAAGTAACTCTAGGTTGTAGTCGTGTTTTATTTTGTCCCAGGCAACACCTTTAAATCCGAATGTATTTTCACAATACCTAAACATCTTCTCGAATTCTCCAAATTCATCTAAGTCGAAATCTGTACTGTATATCTTTACACAATATATGATAATTAACACTCTCCATTATATTTTTATTAAAGATTTATTCAGTACTAGGAATTACCCACCATTTACCCTTTAAATATATATAGCCAAGATGTCCTCCGGGTTTTCGATTCATATCTATGACACGATCGCATTCATGAGGTTCTTTAATAGTTTTTATAAATTCTTTTACATCTGTAATTCCATTTCCGTAATCATACATTATGAAATCCATCTCCTTTCAAAATAAAAAAGATTAGCGATATCGCTGCCCTTAGTCTAATTCTTTATAAAAATCTTCACGATACTTTTGCACTTTTTTTATGAGATAATCCATTTCACCATCTATTGTTATACCAGGTGCTCCGCCACCATGTTCATGTATTTCAGATTTTGCAGACGCTTCATATTCATTAAGGAGATTTTCAAAAATCTGTTTTAACACTTCTTTGTCCATCAGATACACCTCTTATGAATAAATTTCTTTGTGAACTTTTATTGATAATGGACTATTTATCACGACTGCCCAACCATTACAACTCGTTTCTTTGCACTTGCAAGGTAATGTCACGAAACTCTCGTTATATTCTTCTAATGTGATATCAGAACATTTACAGTATCCTTCCTCAAATTCTTCTTTTGTCATATTGTCATTCCTTTTTTCAATAATAAAAAGAGTAGCCATAGCCACCCTTTTTTATAATCTTCTTCTATCCCAAGTAACACCTGTTTTAAATACTTTTGCAGGAGACCCTACAATCGAGCAATTCGGCGGAAACTCTTTCGTAACGATTGATCTACTACCAACAATGCTATCATCTGATAAATTTGTACCTTTTAAGATTTGCACTTGATGCCCTACCCAAACATGATTACCGATGTTAACATCTTTAGCAGGATTAATACGTTGGTTAGTTTCTAAGTCAATAATAGAATGCGAGTCACTATTTCGAATATCTATACCGAAAGAGAACATGCAATCTTTACCTATGGTAATTTTCCCATTAGGTTCTACAACTGAAATGCCAGCTTCCATAATTGTTGTTTCGTCCCCTATTTCAATTGAACAATTATTGTCCTCAAACCAGATTACTCCACGTTTCATGTAACAGTTTTTACCGAAGTGAAGTTTATGATTATCTCCATTTATATAAACTTGTACATTTGAAAGGCGTGTGCCTTCTTCTATTATTATAGTGTTTCCATTACCATTTATATTGAATTGCATTTTAGATAAAAATGCACCTTGGTTAATGAGTTTGTTATCTTTACCTTTTATCTTTTTCTTATTCTTGTTTAGTATGCAATATAATTGCGATATTCTTTTACGAATATTAGGGTTATTACGTTGTTTTTCATCTAAAATAGACTTGATTTTACTTTTCAAGAATTCCCCTCCCCACAATTATATTTTATCATGCATTTGCATATTTAGAATAACGTTTTTTGTCATATTTCTACATTTTTATCCAATATGAATCAGTTTTTTGCAAAGTTACATATTGGCTTGGATTCAGAGAAATATTAGACCCTAAATTCAGCAAGTTATTTCCTACACCACTATTGTTTAGCGTAAGCGTACCGCCACCTCCACAGATAATAGTTACTATCTGTCCAACGTTTCCTACTATATCGTTAATGTTTCCTGTTACCCCTTTGAGAATAAACGGGAAGTTTTGATTGAAGGGATTAGAGTTTTTAGTTATTATTGTACTCAAATCTAAAGTCCCGCTAATAGTTCTCGGTGTTGCGTTCACATTTCCAAATGTTTTGTTAGTATCAACAAAGTCTAAAGAATAATTCTCTGCAATGCCCCTGTTTTGGAAAATGGAACCACGATAAGTGTTTTTACTTGTAATAATACTATTTTGTTCCGGAAATGGAACCGCAGGATCTCCTACGAATAATGGATAATGAGAAATAGTTGATAAATCAACAAATCCATAGTAGAATTTTGAGTCTCCTTGTTTAGTAATAACGTTATCGCTAAGCTTTATATTGACTGTATTGTAACCTGCGTTAATACCATGTCTAGTTGGATAAGCTATATTGTTCCCTGATACAATTACTGAGGCTTCCTGATAAGTTGCCTTATCCGTAACTTCTAAATAGATACCGCTACTCGGTTCTCGTTGTCCGCACCAAGCCATGTTATTATTAGAAATGATTAATGATCGCATATCCTCGCAATATATAGATTCTAGTCCTGCTTCGAATAGGTCATTATTAGAAATAATCGTAAAGTTGCTTTGCTTCACATAAACGTTATACATTTTATCAGCCGGTTTAAGTCTGTAAAACCGATGAAATAAAATGTTGTTTATAATAATTAATCCGTCTTGACCTTCGAAGTGAAAATGAGTAAGTCCTCTTATATAAAAATATGCCTGGCAACCTTTAACCTGCCAATCTCCATGTTGACTATAAACCCAAGTTGATGGAACTCCAGAAGTATAAGGAGACCAACTAGTGCGAACTGCCATATCAACATCGTAATACATACAATCACTGATAATAACCCGTGCAGTTTGTTGGTAAGGCACATCATTGTGGATAGCTTCTCCGTGAATGGCATACCTATAATTTTGGAAATAGCAATCAGATACATTAACACATCGAGTATTTCGGATAACGATCGCATCTGTATTGTTACCTACATTATGCACAAAACGCAAACCTTCAACTCTTGTAAATAAATCTTTTATGTTATTGTCATAACTTGGATTTGCCCTTTCAACTGAACGGATTAAAACCGTTCCTTTTAGCGTTCCAGAACCAGTCAGTTTAATATGTTTAGAAGAAATTAGAACTGTTGAAAATTTGTACTCACCAATTGGAAAAAAGACCGTTCCTCCCTGGTCTCCAAAAGTATCTTTTATATAATTAATCGCAGCTTGGATAGCGTTTGTGTCGTCTGTTACACCATCACCTTTTGCTCCGAAATCTAGTACACTAACCCAGTTCTTCTTTAATCTGTCAATCTTCAATTGCTCTGCATCAATACGTTCCTTTGCTGTCCCATATACTACACTATTTGCATCAACTCGGATTTGTTTTGTTTCTGGGTCAATAGAACCTTCAACAACAATCCCGTTTAATTGCTGTTGAACACTTTTTGATAATGTATCAGCCGCATTAGATTTTTCTTCAGCCACTACGGATTTTTCTTCAGCCTTATACGATTTTCTTAATGCTTCATTCGCATTATCAATCCCCATATTAATCTTGTAATAACTTTCGCTAATCCTCTCTGTACCTTGTAACTTAGGCGCATCAGCCATTTACGTCACCACCTTATATATATTTAGCGCGGTATTTGAATGCAATGTTTATATTTAGGTTTGAACCGCCTATTTGTATTGCATTAGCGCCTGGCATTAACTCGAATTTTTCTAAGTTTCCTTGCATTTGAAATAAGAAATTCTGTCCGTTCTTTATTACTGCATATCGCTCTGCATCAATTAAAAACGAAGAATTTGTAAAAGACCCAAAAGAAAAACGCCCACCTTTTAAAGTGAACGTTAAATCGTTAGCACTGCCACTGATTTCAATTACAGGGCGTACAACTTTCTGCCCGTAATTTTCTGCAATTAAAGTTTTTGGATCAGTAACTGTATAAGATGTCTTTTTAAAATTAATAGGAATATCTGACATCCAAGGGACCATATCTTGCCAACGGATTTCCTCTGTACTTTGCAATACAGAATATGCATGAGGGTCATAAGCTATTAAAGGTAATTCAAATTTACCCATCTTAAAATATCGATCAATTGAAAGTGAACCGCTATATTGAACCTTGTAATATTTATCTGGTTCGTAATCATAAATCAGCTTTACTTCCTTCGGTTTACCGTAAGGATCAATAAAAGCAGCCACCGTTTTTCTGATAGCTGCCGCTAATGAAAACCTATCTTCTTGTGGTTTGATAATTAATGGTAAATTAAACTCTAAAGGGTCTATGTCTGAACCAAAGTAATAAGCACCAGGACGTCCGGGAATAGAAACTGTATAGTCACGAATTGGCGGAGCGGCTGGATGTTGGAATCCTGGTAAAAGCGCTAAACCCAATTGTTTTAACGATTTCCCATCTATTGTCAAACTCATAACTGCCCCACCTTTCTTCCTGATGTCTTAATATGTTTGCCTAACTCTACTGCTAATTTTTGAACATCGGCTTCTTCTCTAATTACAAATGTTGAACCCCTAAACATATCAGCAAAGTTATATGAATCCGATTTATTTGCATTTGAAGAGGAATTGCCATCCACACTACTTTGACTAGCATTTCTACTCATTGCTTGTGAGCTATTAGCCATACTGCCATATACATTACTCATGACACTTTTTAAGCCGGATAACTCTTTCATAGAATTAGCCATCGAATAACTTATATCGCCAATTAATCGGCTCATAGTACCAGTAATACCAAGTGATTTTTCGTTTGAGGATAATGGCGTTACAGAAACACGATTACCTCTCTTAGTAAATAACTCCGGTCCAGCTTCACCAGCAATAAATGAACCATCCCCGAGAACATGTCCACCTGTCGCTAACATTGGGATTGTAGGGATATGAGTTTTCCCACCACCGACAAACGGGACCCAATCTGGCATATCTATGCTGTTAATACCCTCAATCAATGCATTAATCATTGAAATTACAGCGTTTATAGGCGCTTTCGCTGCTAATTCTATTCCGTTGAATACTCCATCAAATATTTTCACAATTCCTTTCCAAGCTTTGTCCCAATCTCCTGAGAAAGCACCAGAAATGAAATCGATAATTCCGTTTAAAATTGGCTTTAAGACTGTATCCCACACAACTTTGATTCCATCAAATGCATCTGATACAACACTACCAATAGCACTAAATACAAATTTAAAAGCTGGTAACAGGACATTTTCTATGAATGATGAAATTTTTGAAAAAACAGGTGAGAGTATTTCTTCCCAAACACGTTTGATAATATCAAATGCATCTTTAACAATATCCTTTATCAATGTAAATCCTTTATCAAATACCGGTTGTAAAGTTCCAACGATTATAGATACTATTTGATCTATTGTCGGTTTGAAATATTCATTGTATATGGCCATAATTTTATCGCCGAACAATACCCATATAGCAATTAAACCTGCAATTGCTGCAACTACTAAAGCAATCGGACTTGTCAATACAGCCATAACTCCAGCAAACGTTATAGCACCTGATGTGGCTAAGAAGATTACTGGGGCAAGAGCTGCACAAATTCCAACAAGTATACCGATTGCAACCGTTATAGCTGTAATTGCCGCCGCTAACACTGGATGAGCTGAAATAAAACCAGCAAATGCAGAAACAACATCAGCTACTGTAAGTAACACCGGCTCAAGAGCTTCTTTTAACTCTTTCATCGCATCTTTCCATTTGACCATTGGTGATGCATCCAATTTATTTGCGGATTGTTGTAAATCATCTATGCCTTGTTTTAAGTCAGCTTGTTTTTGTTCGGTTTGTAAAATTGTATTTATGATTTTTTGACCTTGGTCTTCCCACATTGTCATTTTTGTTATCGTAAAGGCTTTTTATCCTCTACTTCTTACACTTCATATTAGTGTAAGATCGGCATACGTTTTCACTAATATAGTGTCGCGGTCTCGTGGAGGGATTATATCTTTTCACCCTCTATGCTCTGCCCCTGACTATACTTCGTATAGCCTTCGGTTCAAGTCAGGAATCTCACCCTTCTTGCTTCATACCGCGATTTTAATTCGGCACAATTTATCATCTACCGAAAAGTTCTACACCAATTGCTTCTTTCAAATCAGCATCCTGGATTTGATCTAACCATTTAACCATATCCACAAATGCTTGTTTACCTTCTTCGCCACCTTTAGCTATAGCTTTCCCCCAACCTTCTAGTTGAGAGAATATTTCTTGTACAGCTGCACTATCAGGTGGATTTTTCGCAAGCTCCAGTTTCTGTGCATTCATTTCTTTAAAAGATTCTAACTCGGCTCTATGTGATTCGCGAACTGCGTCCATTTCATCACTCAAACGCTCACTTAAGGCTTGTTTGCGATTATTGTGACTTTCTTTTAAAGATGATAAATTCGCTTGATTTACTTCTCTTAATGAATCAAGTTGCGCTTTATTTGATTCACTAATTGCTTTTAAATTTTCTTGTTTATTTTGTTGGAAAGCTTCTTTTTGTTCTTGTTGTCGTTCTTTCAGAGCTTCCTTTTCGTTGTTTATTTGTTCTTTAACTTGCTCTTTTCGGCTATCAATCTCTGACTTCAACGCTTCTTTCTTTGCATCAGATGCTTCTTTGATACCGTCTTTTTCTTCTTTTAATCTGTCAATCTGACTTTTACGTTCTTCACGTATTTTATCAAGCTGCATTTTCTCTTCGAGATCTCGCAATGCTTTTATTGCTGCCTGACGTTCTTCTTCATTTTTTGCCTTACTTATTTTTATCTTTAAATCAGCGCGTTTCTCAGCATTTTCGCGTTCTTTAATATATTTATCCTCGGCTGCTGTCTTGGAATCTAGATAACCAATTTGATCGTCAATCGCTTTAAGACGATTGTATTTTTCCTCATCGATTAATTTCATACGTTCCATATATTCTTTATCGATGAGCTTTATTTTCTGCTCAGATGACTTTTCAAAAGCCCTAACTTCTGCTTCAAGGGACTTTTCAAGAGCTTTTTGTTGTCTATCATAATTTTTCGATGTTGCATCGTATTCAGCGCTTAGTTTTTTCTCTAAATTCTTTTGTTGATTATCGTAACTTTTAGAAACTGCATTGTATTCAGCATCAAGACTTTTGGCTAATGCATTCTGTCTTTGACTATGGCTTTTAGAAAGTGCTTTTTCTTGATTACTAAATGAGTTAGCAAGTGCAGATTCTTGTTTCGCAAATCCTTTTTGCATCGATGATATCTGTTCATCAGACATTTTTTCAGTATCATCCACAACATCACGAATAGCATCTTTCATAGAGGTTTTTAATCCTCGGCTCATTTCAACAGATCTAACGCGTCCTTCTTTTAGACCATCCAATAAATTATCGATATTCCAAGATTTTTCCTTTGCTGCACTTGCCATAATACTTTGTACTTCTTGTGCCGTATAACCAACTCGTCTTAACTGCGCGCCATATTCAGCAATGATATCGAGTTGTTCTGGCGGAAATCCTATTTTTAAAAGGGAATTAACTAGCCCTAATGCTTCTTCATTAGAAATGTTTAATTCGCTACCAATTTCATTGGTCTCTTGTATTAATTCTGTAAAATCAATCTGCGAATAAGAACTAGCGATTGTTGCTGCGCCTTGTACTATTGCCATATTGGTAGCATCAGAGGCATCTTTATTTAATGACCATTGTCTTCGTACACCTTCCAATGCTTCCTCTGCATCGCCGCCATAGGCTGTAACAGTTCTGACTGCATCCTCCACAGATCTCTTTGATGATTCCGGAACGTCAAAGGTTATATCAATTTTTGTTTTTAACTCTGACATATCCAAAGCCTGTCCGATGACTTCTTGAAGTCCTACACCTGCAGCTATTCCACCTATTACGTTTTCTAACTCAACACCTAATCCCTTGACACTTTCGCCTGCTTGTTCTGCTTCTTGGGAGAGCTGGTTTAAATCACTCCTGATGTTTTGAATGGAATTACCATCATCAACAGAACGAAGAGCCTGTTGCAGCCTGCCAACATCAACTTCGGCTCCCAGCGCTTCTCTTCCGACTATCTCAATGGCCTGTTCTAGTTGTCTGCTTGATGCAGTACCGTTTTTAATTGCATTCACAAGACGATTCCCTAATGCATCCGCAAAATCATCAACACTTTTTCCTGTGGCGCTAAATAAAGTCTCTAATTGTCTCGTTGAACTTGCTGCTTTTTCTTGTTCAGCCTTTAATCCTGCAAGACTGTTCTTGAATGTATTAAGTTGCCCTTCTGTAAATTCAATTTCACGCCTAAACGCCCGATATTGTTCTTCATTAATTGTGCCACTTTCAAATTGCGCTTGAACTTGTTGTTGAGCAGACTTTAAACTATCTAATTTTTTCGTTGTATTCTCAATTTGTTGAGTAAGCAATTGTTGCTTTTGGGCTAAAGCTTCTACATTGCCCGGGTTGAATTTTAATAGTCGTTCGACATCTTTTAACTCTTTAGATAGTTCACTACTTTGTTTGTTTACATCTTTCAATGCGTTTTGAAGACCGGTTGTTTCTCCGCCGATTTCTATCGTTATTCCTTTAATTCTTCCTGCCATGTTATCACCTCGCTTGTTTAGAAGTTGTTAAAGTCATCTTGTGTAGCTGTTCTTGTATTTTCTTGTTCTTTCTTCGGATTTCGTAATTCAACATACTCATCGATATAATCCAAACAATCACCTATCGTCATATCTTCTAAATCTTCTTTTGAGAGTTTGCATGAATAACAAAGAGCAAGGAATGTATCAACAGAAAAACCAGCTTTTCCATCGTTACGTCCTTGCCCTTGATCATCTTCAGTTATTTTTTTTTTGACTGAACAGTACTTTTAATTAAGTCCTGAATTTCAGTGATAATTTCAGCAATCGGAAATTCACCGAATGTATCAAGCCATGTTAATGGATCTTGAACCTCTTTATTTGCTGTTTTAGCGAATGCCCATACTAAGTTATAAATAACTTCAAAATCTAATTTACTTAAATCAACTTGTGAAAGGTCAATGTTATTTTGGTCACCATCAGTTGAAATGTATGAAGAAAGTACCCCTAAACTAAGGATATCAGCAAACATATCACGTCTAAATTGCGCCTTATAGCGAATAGCTGTGCCGGCGGTACTTTTCAAAAGGACTGATTTTTCATCAATTACAATTGTTTTTTCCATCTAGTTACGCCCCCACTACTTTCTCATATACTTTTGTATACCATGCATCGTAAATACCTGCTGGTGTCGTTGTCTTTGTAGAAGTTTTAACTTTAAGTGTTTCCGGATGCTGCGATGCAACGAATTTCAATTCAGTTGTATTAGGCTCCGTTTTATCACTCTTTGTAGAAGAACCAAAACCAGGACGAGAAACTGATACATTATAAAGTACATGTCGTGTCGATTTTACGTCTCCATCAAATTCAAACATAAGGGCTATTCTTTTAATCTTTGCATTTGAAACTTCTGTAAGAACTTGATCCTCTTCATCCAAAATCTCACCTAGCACTTCAGTTCGGAATGCTTCAGTAACATTAGCAATATTTAATGTTCCTTCGTATCCTTGGTTGCTTGATTCAGTGTAGTAGTTACTATCATCAGCCCAGAAGTCTGATTGTTCACCTTTTGGGTCTAACTTCATTTCAACTGCACCAGGCAATTTACCCGGTGTTCCGTATGTGATCTTTCCTGTTGCATCTTCAGTAATTACGCTATAATGTACTTTCTTTAGACCAAAACTCACTTTATTTTCTGCCATTTATATCAACCTCGTTTCGTATATTTTTTGATACATTTTTTCAGATTCAATAACCCCTTCAATTGGCGAATCATAAGGGATTTCGAATTCATCTAGAATCTGTTCAAGCTTTGCTTCCGCAACTAAATCTTTTTTAGTTGTGTAAAGCTCTATATTTAAATCGCTTATCTTGTGGTATACCTTGTTGTCAGCCATTAAATTAGCTGAACCGTCCGCAAGAAAGCAAATATATGGCAGCTTCGGAACTGGTTTGCCTGGTAACGCTGTGAAATGCGAATAAGCCACAGGTAAACCTGTAGCATCAAGGATTTTCTTAATTTCAATTAAGTTCATTGTTGAATCGCCCTTTCAACCCGCTCTGAAAATTCGTTTACTGCTTTTTCTTCAGCTGGAGCAATATGGACTATAGCTGGCACACGGCCGCCATTCACTTTGGCGTGTCCCTTCTCTAATAGGTGTGTAAGCTGAGGCTTTAATGCATTATGAACAACAAATGCATTACCTTCCTTTTTCTTGCGCCACCCCTTTGCATATTTACGTCCACCTTGGCTTTCGCTTTTAGGACTCTTTTGCTTTAATTCATCTACAAGGTCGTTAGCAACTGCTTCTTTTTCAACCTCTAACTTTTCTTCTACTTCTTTCCCATATCTTTGTAGTTCTCTAGCAATATCATTTGCTAGACTATCGATACTAGACACCAGCCTTCACCTCACAGTAGAGTTCTATTCTTTCATCATCTCTTTCATATGTGCGGTAAATGCTGTATGTCTTGTTGTTATACTGTATTTTTTGTTCTTCTTGATAATCTAATGAATAAACAATTAATACACATTTTGGTTTAAAACCATTTTGACCAGCTTGAAAGAATTCATTTTGTGAAATACTCTTTTTCTCACAAAATACTTGTCTTGTGAACCCTTCTATAACTTCTACTTGTCCCAAATCATCTGTAGTAGTAGTTAAAACTGGAAAGAATAAAATATCATTCATTTGTAATCACCCGCTAAAGTGAGATGATTCTTAAGCATGTTATACGATAATTGGAATCGTTCTGCTTCCTTAGCATCAGCAATAAAATTAGCTTTTGTATACATAATTATTGCTCGTTTTATTAGTGGATCTGTATCATCATTTGATTTGAAACCAGAAACACCAGATAACTTTAAATCAGTTCGAGCCGCTTCAATCAAATCATCAATTTCATCATCTAAAGCATTATGCGAAACACGCAATGCCTTCTTTACCACTTCAAGTATCATGTTTATTCACCAACTGGTTCGAGTTCTTTTAACGCTTTAAGTGCTGCTTCTTTTCCTTTAACCTTTTCCCCATTAGGAAGCTCGTAATATCCTCCGCCAACGTGGACAATTTCAGGGACAATAGGTTTATAATCACCAATTGGCTCAGTTTCTAAGAATCCTTCTTTTTGTAGGAATTCTACTCTTTCTTGATCATCGGTTTTATATGATTCTCCGACACTATAATGCACATAGGAGAACTTATCACGGAATGCTGTAATTACTTTAAATTCTTGCATTTTCTTTTCAGACATAAAAATACCTCCTTATTTCAAATGAAAAAGCGGCTATTAAACAGTAGCCGCTTTCTTAACACGTAAGAATCCATTTTTAGAAATTACGTTACCACCAGCAAACACTGAACCTCTATGAGCAATCATACCTTGCTTAAATTTGAAGTCAGTTGAACGTTGTACGTCCATATCAGAGAAAATAGTAAGCTGGTAGTTTGATAATGGACCATAAGCCATATTGAATTGACCATCTGTTGTTGCTGCATCAGATACCGCTTTACACGCACTGTTGATAATAAATGGTACACCATCAATTGTCCCAGAGTTACCATTGGATACAACATTGTAAACCTTTTTACCATCATCTGTACGAAGTTTAGCGAATGCTTTTAAATCTTTTTTATTTAAGATTAATAACGCTGCATCTTCAACATCCTCATCGCCACCATAGCTGTAGATAATTTCATCTAATGTAGAATCGTCGATTTTAGAAATTGCTAAGTCTGTTGTTGGATCAATAGCTTTCGCCGCATCTGAGAAGATACCTACCAGACGATTTGTTGCTCCTGTTCCAATTAAAATTTCACGAGTGATTTTCTTACGAGTTGCAACAGTAATACCTTTCATTACTTCAGAATCATAATCAGCTGCTGGTAATTTTTGAAGTTCTTCAGTGTCTTCAGAATAAGCAGTGATTTTAGCTTTTGTAATATCAGCATATCCAAACTGAGTATCAGCCGTAGTATAATCGCCACTTTCAGTTGAATAATCCCCTTCACCATAGCTTTTAATGTATGGTTGTTGGTAGCTCTCTCCACCTCTTAATGTTTTTGTTAACACACGATCAATTAGTGTAGAAACTTCATTAAATGTAGGTCGAATATCTGAAGCGCTATGTTTTGGTAGTACTACATTTCCACTTCCTACAGTCACAGCACGATTTTCCATTAATGCTTGTCCACGCTTTTCTGAAGCTTCTAACTCTACATCTGGTTGAGGTAGCTCATTGTTAAACGTTTCAACTACTGTACGCGTTTCTGGTTCAGCGTTGTTATTAATAACCTCCGCTTCTTTCAGTAAACGTTGACGAGTTTCGATTTGTTTTTGCGCTTCGTCAAGTTCACGTAATTCAGTTTCAAATGCTGCTAAATCTACATCTTGATCACCTTGTAGTAAAGTGCGAATTTCTGCTTTTCTAGCTAAAATTTCTTGTAATGTTTTCAAATAAATCTCTCCCTTATAAATAAGTTTTTAAAATCAGTTTTTTTCGTAAGTCTTTTTGATGACGTTCATCTACAAATTGTTTATATGGATCGTGACTTCTGGCTGAGACTTGAGAATCTGGATAAGCTGGAAATGCAACAGGGCTAATTTCAACTAATTTTGCCTTTGTAACACTACGCACAATATTATCTGGGTCAGATTCATCCCATTCTTCTTTTGCCATTTGGAAACCAAAAGAAACGCCGTCAACATCACCGCGTTTAATCGTTTTATATGTGTTATCACCAAGTGTCGTATCTGCCAAGTCTAATTCAAATCGAAGTCCTATTTCATCTTCAAATAACCTAAGAGTCCCATTCTTAGTTCTACCTAGAACTTGAGAATAATCGTGGCTCCATAATGCTAATTGGTCATCTTGTGTTAAAGAATCTGTAAATGCACCACGTTTAAATTGTTCTTTAAATCGTCTCCAATAACCCATTGTCACAGACTTCATTTCCCATTTAACTGCATATCCAACGATTGTTCGAAGACCGCCTTCAACTTCTCTAATTTCAAGAGTACTACTCAGTAGCTCCCTCTTTTCCGTTTGGTTCATTATTATCACCTCCTTCATCAGTAACATTTCCTTCCTTAACTAAGGCTGTATCTAATCTTCTTATCGGCTCAGACCCACCTTCAATTGGGCCAAGTGAAAGAATCGCTCTCCATTCATTCGGTGTTAATGAACCTCTATCAACCATTTGAACAAGGTCCATCTTTGTTTTCATTGAAGCGTATTGAAGGGAAGAAGATTCAAAGATAATTTTATTTCCAAATCCTCTTTCTTTACGCGAAAAAAGCTTCCTGGTGAATTCTCCAGCAAGCTGCATCGCTAATGGTTCTATCTCTGATTCGTAATACGCATTCCATTCATCTTCGTTGTATTTACTTTGAATGATTTTTTCATTTGTATTAAAAAAGTTATAAATACGCTGAACTGTTTCTTGCATTTGTTTTGAATCTGGAACAAACGCTTCAGGTTTAACTTGTTCTAAATCATATCGTGGATCAGAAGAAGCTGCGCCACCGTCATTTGCGATATTTAAATAGTTATTAACAAAGTTTTTAACCTGCATATCGATATCTTCTTGTTTCAATACCGATTTAAACTTAAGAATCCACTTTACTACAGCGCTGTTTTTAATTGCTTTTACAATACCTTGGTCAGTAGTCGTTACAATTTCCATCAATTGCGACAGTGCTTTACCAGGATGTTCACCAAAGAAGTCATTTTCATTAAAATCTTTACGTAAATGAATTACATCAGTATATGGAACAGTCATTTGTTTTCCATTTCTAAAATAAAACTTTAAAAAGATATCTCCATATGTTCCTTCAACAACTTCAACTGTTGTGCAAGGTATAGGATATATTTCAGATGCATAGCCCAAGTCGTCTCGTTTAATATAAGCGAAGGCATTATGATTCAATTCTAATTGATTTGTCATTTTCTCTTGAAACATTTGACCCGTCATCAATGGATTGGGCTCTTCTAATAAAAACCTGATGTATGGCTCTGGATTAACTTTGAACTCGGTTTTATTATCCCTGATGTGCTTGGAAACTAATTTACCAACAGCCTTAGCTTTCGGTCGTATACATGCGCGAATTATATCACTCTGATAAATATCTCCACTCCAAGAAAAAAAGCCGCCACCTGTATCACTAATCATTTCATAACGGTTATAACTTTTAGTAGTTTGAGCTTGCTTTTTTCCAAATATCTTATCGAATAATCCCAATTTCTCACCTCCTTCTTAAATCATGTTGAGATAATCATTCCTCTTATCTTGAAGGACTACATAAGCGTTTAAAAGTGCCGCTGTTCCGTCAATACGACGACGTTGATTCTTCGTTTTATTCGGTTGGATGTTTAAATTTTTATCAATATCGATCGCGGTATTTGAAAGGCACCATTTATCGATTGGATTGTTGTTATAATTCACCTTTTTTGATTCCAAGTCAGCTCCTAATAATTTCATCGGACTAGAGAGTGTTTGTTTACCTTGTGCAACTGGAACCATAGCTTCTTTACCAAAATAGCCTTCCATTTCTTCAACCCAATACTTCGCTGACCATCTATCGTAACCAATCCAAGGAAGATAAATGCCGTATTCATCTCTAATTTCTAAAAACCATTCAGTAACATACTTATAATGAACTGAATTTCCTGGAGTAGTTCTTAAAAGGTCTTGTTCATACCACAAATCGTAAGGTATTTTATCTTCTTTACTTCTTTGTTCTAATAAATCTTCAGGCAACCAGTACATTTGCTTCACGTATATGTTCTTGTCATCCGGAAGCATAAAAATAACCTTCGCTGCGGTAAGGTCGGTTGTAGAAGATAAATCACAACCACCAATTCCATACGAAGGTTTTAGTGCGCTAATATCAAATTTAGCGACATTATTTAATTGTTCAAAGGTTAACCACGCTTCAGTTGATGTCTCTCTTATATTGAAATCTTTTGTAAGTAAGTTTTTAACAAGCATAGCATTTGCTTTCGCTTTTTCAACTTTACTTCTTAATTGATCTAAATTTTTGATTGTACCTAATCCTGGATTCGCTTTTTTCCAGCAAGACTCTTCTGTCCACTCTTCGCGTTTATCCAATTCATAAATAATAGGAAGAACTCGTTCATCTTTATAACCATCTGGATCTTCATAACCATTGATAATACGTTCAGCTTCTTCATATTTAATATCAAAAATACCTTCTCGAACCGTACCGGCAGTCGTTGTAATAATTGATATTGGTTGTTCACGAGCCGTCATACCATCAACAATAACGTCATAAAGATTCTTGTCTTCAATAGCATGTAGTTCATCTATTAATGAACAATGCACGTTAAGTCCATCAAGTGTATTTGAATCACTTGAAAGGGGTTTGAAAGAACCATCGTTAAAATCTGAAATCATTTCAGCTACTAACGTACGAATTCTTTTAGAAAGGATTGGCGATTTTTTCACCATTCTCTTTGCTTCAGACCAAATAATCTTAGCCTGATCCTTTTTAGTTGCTGCCGATACGATTTCGGGTCCTGGTTCATTATCAGCAACCATTAAATAAAGAGCGATTGCAGAACCCCAAGCTGATTTACCATTTTTTCGGGCAACAATTAACATAAACTCACGGTATTTTCTTATACCATCTATTTTATGAACAAAACCAAATAAAGCGGCCGTCATAGCTTTTTGCCATAGTTCTAATAAAAATGGTTTTCCACCCATTTTACCTTTACTATGTTTGCAAAAATTCTCAACAAATTCTATAGCATGATTCGCTCGGTTAGCGTTATATTCCCATTCGCTTTTGGTACTTCCTATATCAGTAACGAGTTTCTTATAAACTCGCCTAACTTTATCCGATACTATTTCTTGTCTATTTTTTATTTTGTACCAGTATTCTAGAATCGGATTATAAGATAAAGGATATTCAATCACGTTTATTCACGAATGATTCAAATCCATCATCTTTCTTTTTAGGTTCTGGTGGAATCTTAGGAACATAATCGCCGAGTTGTTTCATGATAGATTGATAATTTTTATTCATCGATATATAACGTCGAGCTTGTGGACGTTCTCGCTCATATGGATCTTGATTCTCTGATTGCGAGAACATTTCATCATACCCATTCTCATCAAGATCTTTTCGAATATCTTCTAATCGTACACGCAAGTCTGCAGCTTCAACAATTAACCCCTCCACAACCAAGAGGGTATCTTTTGGCATCTCTTTATAAATCCGTTTAAGTCTGTTTACTTCCTTCTTAACTCGTTCTTCTTTTGTTAATTCTTTCTTTATCGCCATCAATAACACCTCACTTCATTTGTATTGGGGTAGGGGGGTCACGCGAAATGACCTGTGTGTTATACGAAGCTCCCCTCTCGGTCCCCCTATGCCCTTTGCTTTATTTTTTTATAGGGGGGATTGTTTCATTTTCAAAACTTCATGCTTTACTTCTAATACATCTTTAGATGGAACCTTTTCTTCATATGCTAAATTTGCTTCAGGACTTGATATTACCCAATTACGGCAACCAAATTTGTTCTCTTCACTCATTACCTCACTCCTTTTAATTTCGATCTATCAATCACCCATGTCTTACCTATCTTCTTTGCTACAATCTTTCCTTCTGCACACAAATTCTTTACATGACCAGAAGATACATTAAGAATAATCGCAGCATCATTTACACCAATTGTATTATGGAAGAAAGCATTCATTCATTTATTAATCTGTCCTCCATTGCTCCAACCACATCCTGCACAATGTTTAACATTAGCTACTGCTCCACCATCAGCATATAATTCAGTAGCTTCTATCGGTTCATCACAGCAAGGACACGCTTCTATATCTATAGGTTTCACAGATAATACTTTATCCATATTGAAATAACTCCTACCTGCTGCTAATAATCCATTACCTTCACTATTAAACAATCTAACTTCACCCGTCACTATGTCTGTACTACCATCAACTAACGTTATCTTGTTTGCTTTGATATACTTAGATTCATTCTGTTCCAGTGGATTGTTACCATTATACTTTTGGTTCTTATACTTTGATATATGCCACACATCTACAAAAGCACCGTTACATTTCGGACAAACGGTTACTTCTTGATATTCATCTTCTGGCGATTGATAGGTTTTAATTTGATAGTCACAAGCTAAACAACATCTAAAAACATTACTCAACTATCCTCACTCCTTACCATTCTCCTAATAACTCGCGTAACTTGGGATGTCTGTGCTCGTACCACTTATATTCCATGTCATAATAAAGACGAATCATTTCAATTGTTTCAGTCTTTGTCATACCATGTACATACTTCATAACAAACTTAATTTCGTTATAAGCTTTATGAATATCGTTTATTCGTAAACTCTCACGCCAATTAACTAATGTATTGATTAAGTAGTGTCTAACCATTAAGCTTAATCCCTCCTAATCAAATCACCATTCTCATCAAACATTACATCTTCTCTAATCAATACAGCTTTACCGAACGTCTTAGTGTTATGACAAGGTAAGCATAAGTATTGTAGGTTCTCATGATTCAATGTGATATCCGGATTGTCTATAGTCTCTGGTGTTATCTCTACAATATGGTCAACAATATATCCTGGTACTTCTTTGCAATGCTCACACATACCATCTAATGTTGTAGCGATGTATGACTCTCTGCACTTCTCCCAAGCTGTTGACTTATAGAATCTCTTTGCGTATTCCTTAGCCATTCACCCACCTCACGATAATCTCTTCTGTAAATTTAGCAGCTCTTTAAGTTCTAATTATCCTTTGTTACATTCTCCGTACTATCACTATCAGCATATAAATCTTAAGCTTTCCCTTTAATTGGTTTTATTAATATCGGTTCTCCATATGTTCCATCCTCATTACGTACAGCAAAATAGATATCTTTTACAACGTCTTTAGTTGGCATCATTCATCCCCCTCCATTAATTCATACTCTCTTACTCTTGTAAGTGCATACTCAAGTGTACCTAAGATATTATCTGCGCTATTGCTTTCGCTTACTTGTACACTTAAAATATCAACTTTCCTTTTTAAATCTTCCACAGTTGTAGATAATGATTTGACTATTTCCTTTAACTCTTGATTTTCTATAGCTAAATTAGTTAAATACTCGATTCTCTTTTTGAATTTAACTTCTTCAAATATACGTTTTTCAAAATCCTTCATCTCAACCTCCTTACAAAACAAAAAAGGCAGACACCTTTATTTAGCGTCAACCTTCTCTTCTTTTTTATCCTTATTAAAGATCTTCATTACCTTAAATGTTAGTAACACTGGCCAGAACGGACAAACAATCGCAACAAATAATAACGTCGATAAGAACTGAATAAGAATCTTGGCTCTTTCTTCTTCCGTTTGAGCATCACTTTCTTTAACTACCTTACGTAATGGCCCATATGCTGCAGTTGATACAAATATCATACCGACTGCTATATATAATAAGAAATAAAGCATTTCATCACTCCTTTTATTTAAAATAAAAAAGCAGCTTATTAGCTACTGCAATTGTTCTACTATCTCATTAAATAACAGTTGTCCTTTTTCCGGATATCTTTCTAATCCACCATCAGCAAAGTATTCACCCTCATTACTGATCATTTCAATTAGCACTTCACCCTTCTCCCAAACTTGCAATGATAATGTTGTACTTGATTCAAATTGTTTTAATGCTTCATTTCTGTCTACAGTCGCCACCGTAATATCTAAATCACCATGGTCCCACATCGAAATGGTATAGATCAGCACGAAATCACCTCAAATGAATTTTACGTTCAATTTATATAATGCACTATAAATAGACATCGATTTAATAATAAATTAGTAAAAATGTATGCATAGGTAAATAGAGAAGAATATAGACTTCTTATAGAATGACATATACATATATCTACTTGTAATCAATACAACTAAAACATAATTATAGTTATATACAACTACAATTCGTTAACTATCTTTATTTTCATCCGCGTGTGGAGAACTCCCTTTTGATTTGTATATACCTGCGTAAGGCAAAAAAACAAAAGGAGAAAAATTATGAAAATAGAAATTCAATTCAAACTAAAAATCAATATCAACCACCGTACGTTAGTAGAATTATTTTTACTAATCGTACAAGCTTACCTGGGGCTATAGTCTCAGGTGTTTTTTTCTTTCGTTGTGTTCGTTTGTTTTGTAACATATCGATAATACATGCGAAGGATGATTATCCATATTAGAATTCCGAAGAAGTCTGTCCAATCCACTTCCTCACCCCTAACAAGTAGTCCTAGCTCTAATAAGCATCGGCTTACGATTCATTACTTGTGATTTAACTATTGCTATCTCTTCAAAACATAAATTACATAGTAGCTCTACGTATATCACTATCCCCATATGAGCCACCCTGTTCCTAAACCGATTAAAAAAGGAACGCACGACTTCTTCAATACATACCACTTATATTCCCAAAAGAACTCTAGTACATCTTTAAAAGTAGTTGGGCCCCACATCATTCTTCATCCCATGTATCTACTCGACCTCGTTCATAAGACCAAATCCCATTCTCTTGTAGAGAAATAAGTGTTATTTCAACAGGAACATATTTAACTGACAGTTCTTCATCAATAACTTTTTGCGCTAATTCTTCAGTTGGAAGAAAACACGTTTCTTTTAAAGATTGCGTCTCCTCTTGCGTTGATAAATCATAAAATGAATCTTCTTCAAATTGATAAGCTATAGCGTAAAACTTCATTCTTCTCACCCCTTCTCCCTAAATGCAACACGTTTGCGCTTATCTTTCCTTAACAACAAACAAGACGCCCCCAGATCACGGCAGCGCCTACGATAATTGCTATTGGTTTAATCATTATCATCAGCAATTAAATGTTCAATCCCTTTTGCTGCTTCATCATCGACATACATAGGTATCCTTTTTAAAATTTCTAGTATATCTTGAACAGATTGAATCTTATTCGGGTCAATTTTACGACGTGTTATCGGTTTTAACTTAATTGTGTTATTTGGCGTAGTTCTCCACATCGACTCATCCATCCTCCTAACCAAATGTCCATTTTGTTCAATAAAAAAAAGAACACTATAAAGTGCCCTAAGCTTCTGAGTATTAAATATACGACAATGCCCTGCCCGTTCTAATGGCGCAACATAAAAGAGCTTTATAGCGGAATATATATAGCTCTCGGAAAAGGAATAAGTTGGTTGGCATTGACTCGATATTGTATGTTTGGGAATTCCTTATGTGCAATAAAAAAAGAGCCCTATAAGGTGCTCGTCCAATACGATTATAAAGAATGAATACGTCGTGTTCAGTTATTAGTATATGCTTGTCTCATTCAAAGTTTTACTGGTTTAATGTGTAATTTCTATATAACAAAGAAAAAAGCACCCGTTATGGATGCTATAACTCACTTTTTAAGTATGGAATACTTATGATTTTATTTTTATCCATTGGAATAGTTACAGCCCTCAATTCCTTGACTGCTTCCTTTTCATCCAATGTACTATTCTTTAATTGTTTTTCTAACAATTCATTATTCGCAATCACTGTAATAGTTAATTTACTATTATTCATGTCCTCATCCTTTCTTCAAAAAAAAGAAACCGCTACAATTATGTAACGGCTTTTTTACGGCTTATAAAAATATTAAAAGGGATGGAAGAAATTCACGTTCGTACATAAGGGGATATGTTTATGTGAATTCAAGGCTGAGTACTCTCAACCTTCTCCAAGCCACCGCATCATGTAATGTTTTAGCTCTCATTAGCTACGCGCTTTACGTTCGGTGACTGGGAGAAGACTAAGAATCTTCTCGTTTTAAGTCCGTGGACTCGAGAGCTATGGTGTAACTCTCTTATAAAGGTTTTTTAATTTTTATCAAGACGTATGTGTTTCTTCCAACGCCTTGTTTGAACCAATATACAGGGAGGACAGTAGACTGTCTATATTGGCTCAAACAAAGAGCGGAAGCTCTCTGCTCAACGAAAAATGTGAGTAATTCGTTAAAAGTGTAATTTATATCGTCCAAACTGGTGAAGAGAAGCCTATTTTAATATTTGTTTTCTTTCCATAAACGTGATGTTCATTTACTCATAAACAACCACCCCATTCCATTTCCAAAAACAAACAACAGAGAGTAATAGACTTATATTCACTATCAACCCAGAGGACGCATTCTGGGCTGAGTGGTAAATATAATAGAAACAGCATGACGAATGCGAGTTATCTCACACCCGCCACACTGGAATATGTCTTAATTAGTTTTAAAGCTTTTAGCAATCCTTTTTCTTCTTTAAAGGGAATCTTCTCACCCTTAACCACGGATTTTTACCGCCGATACCCTGCACCTATACATTTTGTTGCAGTAACGTTTTGTTAATGGGGTTATTCCGTAACGGATTGTGATTACCGAATAAGTACGCTATCCCCTAGTTATGCTGTTTTCAAAGAGCAATTAACTGTAGGTATAGCGTACCGTTTATTCAATTGTTAAAAGGTGCTGAAAAAGGTGCCCAAAAGTGACATTTTTTATCTTTATGAAATCATCCCGAGCGCTTTTGCAACGCTTAGTACAGCTGATTTTCTTTTTCTATAGAATGTCCGTTTATGTAGCCCGAGCACTGTATAAATGTAATCATCATTTAGCAGCTTTATATTCATATACTTCATTTCAAGTATTGATTTCTGATCTTCGTCTAAAGCTTCTTCTAAAGTCCGTTTAATTTGAATGTAGCGTAGATAATCCTGATTCTCTTCTTCTTTATTTGCTCTTAACTCTGGGAATAACAACTCCACTCCAAATGCTGTACGTTCTTGTCTGTTTTGGTATTTCACTTTAAGCACACGGTAGTCTTGCAGTGCTTCAATTACATATGGTCTAATCGCTTTTTCATCAATTAATTGTTTTTGTCCCAAACTAGAATCCCCCTGTTTCGAATTTTGGTTTTTACATTCACATCAGGTACGTGAAATTTTACTATCTCTTTGTTGAATAAGGGAACGATGACTACAATACAGCCCCCACCACACTGTTAGTCATGGTTCCGCTATCCATTAAGCTGTCTTTTGTCCAACTGTTATTCCACTACTAAACCGCCACCCATCATTTAAATGGTCCATTAACTCCTGATACGTAAATACATCGAATACCGTAACGCACTGATTATCTCCAAACCCTGGCTCTTTTCGAAACAACATATATTCTCTTGTACCTTCGTATCTTTTTATGACACTCACTCCTTTATGATCTTGTCCATTCACCTAACTTCTTGTCCCATATCACAACGATTAACTCCTGTTTGTTTAAGTACTCCCATAGTTTCTTACGTAACGGGAATCCCTCGTTTATTGCTTTCTTATGCCCTTTTACATCAACCACCTCTACACGCCCATCTGAGTACGTTACTTTAAAGTCTGGCGTAAACTTCATAGATGTCTTTTTCGACTTACCTGACTTCGTTATGCTGCTCTTAATCTCAAAAGATGGTACTAAGGTATAGGATGGATGGCACTCAATATGAGAAACATCCTCCCGTCCCTGTAAGTACTTGTAATAGTTCATTTCTGACTGTGAATCAAAGTTTATTCCGTCATAAGTCACTTTCTTCTGTTTAATCCGTGGTGCATTCTTTTTCTTAGCTGTTGTCTTTCTTTTTCTAATCAATTATTAACCTCACCTTCTATTCCATTTGCTCTTTACACTCTTCAAGAAAATCAATAACTTCCTGAACGTGCTCCCTTGTTGTCATACTCTCCATTACATATCCTTCATCGTTATAAACATTAACCTTATTTCCTGCAAATTCCATTCCACACATTCCGTCTGCGCCTAATAGCTTTACGTTACCTTCCATTCTTTTAACCTCGCTTTCTATTCTTCGTTTTTTACATAAAACAATTTCATGTAGAAAAATGCCATTGCAAAAGTAACCAATTCTGCACCAACTTTATAATATTCAGCATGCATCATATAAATCGCAGCTGCTAACGCTGCAAATACAGGGCCTACTGTGAAAACCATTACTGCCAACCTATTTGTGCATCCATTACGAAGTACAATTGTTATTCCTACTACAATTAGTAGATTTCCTATATTTCCTATGATTCTAGGCGTGTTCAAGTCATAAATACTTATTCCTAATGATGTTATTGCGCTTGCCCACATTATTGCTAAAATTGTATTCACTAACTTAGGTGAAAACATATTTCCACTTCACTTTCTATTAAAAGGATTATTTTGTTATGTTTTTACCTTCATGAATATTACCGATTATTTTAAAATTACGACTCAAGCTTTGATACCACTCTGAACCATCTTCATTTGTTGTCAACGCAATAAATTGACATCTCTTTTCATCCCAAACAATTTTATGTTCATCACCAAAAGGATTCTTAACGATGTCCCCTTCGTAAATTTCACTTCCATGAAAATCCTTTAATCCTGTGTATTGCTGTGGATTTAGACATGTATACCAACTATCATCTTCACTATTTAATATCCACCAATTATCGCCATCTTTTGATACACATTCGCTATAAATCCAACTTGATCCATCCCAAGCACGGAATTTAATTTTTCTCATTTCCCTCTACCTCCCCTGAATAAAACTCAATATTCCGTCAATACTGTAGACAACCCATTTCTTAACCTGAGCAGTTAGCTTTTGCTAGCTGCTCTTTTGTTTTCTGGATCTTCGAATTTCGCTTTTAATCGTTCGTAATCTCGTCTTTCTTGCTCTTCTTTTCTTTTTTTATATTCTTCTTGTTGTTTCTGTTGTTGTAAGAGCCTTTGATTCTCATACTCTTGAATCTCTTCATGAGATATTATTCCTTTTTCATGCAATGTTTTTCTTAACCAATTATGATTTAACACATATGCTCTTGCGTTGCCTTTGCCGTATACACTGATTTCACTGCTGCCATCATCTTGGAATTGCTCAACTACTAAGATTCCCTTATCTTTTGTAACGATTGTAATAGCTTTAGCAAATTGAGCCATGTGTGTAAAAGCTATTTCTTTCCCGTTTAAATCCTCTTCTTTTGAAATAAAGTACATTTAGCATCTTCCTTTTCTACAAAATGAAATTTTTATACTAATCTTCCTCAAGAACCGTAACAGTTAAGTAATTCCTAGCTCTCTTTCGCTTTGCTAACTTCCTCTGATAAGCTGGCGTTGTGTAATAACGAACTGTTGCAGGAAGTACGCCCATATGTTGAGCGCATTCCTTTGCAGTTCCAATACATACGAATGATTCACCTTTATAAACGACGTACTCCTTTAAGTTCATTTCTCATTCCCCTTGTCTACAAAATGAAGTTTTTGTTTGAATTACCCTTGATACTTTTTAAATAACTCGGCCATTGACATATTGTTGTATTTCGCCAAGTCCTTCGTTACGGCACATACATTACGGAAAGCTGTACAACCCACTCCAACATCAAGGTATTCTAGTAGATCCACATACCAATCATTTCGATATGTTTCTTCATCATCGTTTACTGTTTCTACCCAGCATACTAATTCTTGGTGGTTGACTTCAGCTTTGTCGGTAGGGATCGGTTGATTACTTCCTGTATCCCAGCGCCATCCACCATTTTTCCAATGACCATCATCTAAATCTCTGTTATCCGCATCATCACTTAGTTTTTTGAAATCATCATCTGAAACTTCATATACCTGGTACGATGTAGTTTCATCACCATATGTTCTCGTTGCATAAACCCCTAATCTTTTTAAATCTTCAGTTATGTTCCCCTGCACTAAGATTTCTTCTACCTTAATAATTTCATAAGCTTTGCAAATCCAAGGATCTTCATCATCTTCCACATCATTTGCTAAGAATATTTCCACCTTTACTTCTAGACCGTTCTCCATAATTGCAATGCACTCATAATAATCATCTAAAAACTGTTCCTTCTCATCCCTTGTATCTACTAAAGACCCCCACTCATCCGGGAAACTATCAAAGAAATGTTCTATAGCCCCTCCTAACTGTAAGTAATCACCATACGTATTTTCATAAACTAATTTTTCTTCCATTTTCATTCTCCTTTTCTAATAAAATAGCGTTTTTATAACAAATTACTTGTCTTTGTATTCCATCTCCACAAAATCAGCTAATTCAATTTTTTTCTGTACTTCTTCTTCCAAATAGTGAAATACCGCTTCTTCTCCACCTTGTTCTCTAACATAGGAAATCCATTGTTTCTGTGAATCATCTAATTCGAGTTTTATTGTTGCTTTAACAATCATTGTGTTTTCACTCCGATCCATAGATTTTGTTTGTTTTTTCGAATCACCTGTACCGTTGCAAAATAGACAAGGTAATTCGTTACCTTTGAAATCAATTGCATATCCTTCTCCGTTGCATAATGAACATGCATCCATAAAATTCACCTCACTTCCATACAAGATAACGATTTTGTTAAGAAATTTTATACGCCTTGCAAACCCATGATTCATCTTCTTTATCCTCTGCATCATCATCAAAACTGATTTCTATTTTTAATTTCAGTCCATTTTCCATAACAATGATACTTTCATGCGACTTATCAAGATAACTAGTTTCTCCATCATAATCATCTATCATCTGTCCCCACTCCTCAGGGAAACTATCATAAAAATGTTCTACTGCACCTTCTATATTCAGATAATTACCAAAAGAATTTTCATAAATCAAATTTTCTTCCTTTTTACGATTCTTATTCCCCGATAAAGCAAACGCATAACGTTCTATTGATAGAGTGCGAACAGCTCCTTCCTCCGTTAAAGAAATCTCAATTCTCTTTATACCTTCTTCCTTTTGTTTTTCCTTATTAACCTGTACATCTTGACCATTAAACTTAATCATTCTTCATTCTCCCTTTCTCCAAATAAAGATTTTGTTCTATTTCACTTCATGGATAATAACTAGTACTCTACCTTCCATGTTTTCGCTCCAAGAGTACACGCAACCCGTTTCCTCTAATACCGCTTCTAAACGTGGCAATACTTCTTGTACATCCTCTTTCTCAATAATCGCTTTTCCTTTACCCTCTAGTAACTCATCTAAATATTTCTTTAATTTATTCATGTTTACTTACCTCCATTTTTTAAAATAAGGATTTTTTTAAATTTATTCACACATAAGTATTAAACTGTTATACTTAACAAACCTGATTAGAAATGATACATTCTATGGAAAGCCCTAGTCCTCTAGGGCTCTTTTTTTATTCAAATAAGAATTTTGTTTAAAAATTCATTAACCTTATTGATTTCTTTGCATACATTACAATCACAAGGAATTCTACAGGTTTCCCTAGTCCAGTTACCTTGTATTCCTTGCACACCTTAAGGGAAGAATCAGTTTATAACAAACGGGTTCTATTATTTTGGGTTATAAAATAACTATTTTGTACTAATTGACTCCCAATCAAATGTTTCTAATATATTCAACAATCGTTCCACTTTTGGTGCTCTCCATGCCGTCATAGCGTATGTATGAGCTTTTGAAGTGTAATGATAATTATTTAGTTCAAGGTGACGTTTCGCTTCTTCTTTCGTTAGAAACATAGTGTCAGGCACAATAAAATCCTCTTCTTTTACAAACACCGTGTCATAGTATCCACATTCGTTCATATTGTTCTCTACATACTCCCATAACTCATCGAAGTTCTCACTTTCATCATTGATAAGATTTTGTAATTCTTCATCTTCTTCAATATCCTCTTCAAAATATTCTTCCAAGAACTCCTTTAAGTCACTAAATTTAGAGAATTTAACATGATCACCATCGTTAAAGAAACGCTCCTCGTTTCCTGGAACAGATCGATAATCCTTGATTACCCAAAACCGTGGTGATGCGTTCCCATCAGTTTCTTGTGTTTTTAACTCCTGCTGCAGTTCCTTTAAAAATTGAATATCCTTGTTCATTTCCCATTTCCCCCTTTTGTAATCAAATAACGCTTTTGTTTAGTTTTCTATCAATCCAACCACGATACACGGAATGCTCTTATCTTCTTTTTCCTCATAAATTTCTTCCAATGTTTTATAAACAGGAAACCCAATACATTCCCATTCAATTTCTTCCTTACGATCTATTGTTTCAACACTAATTTCTTCTATTTCGTTACCTTCCTTCTGATAATCCATAACAAGATATCCAACCGCTTCATATTTACTATTGGCTGCAATAACTTTCATAGTAGTCCAAATACCTTCTGAAGTTACTTTGTAAAATTCCATTTTCTTTTCCCTCATTTCTTTACAAAATTCAAATTAGGTCTTACTTCACATCAACACGTTTCTTACTGTCTTCCTCACTAAATCCGTTCGGGAATCGCTTCATTAACTTATGAATGTTCTTCTCTGCAATCTCATTTAAATCAAGATGGTGAGTTTCTGCTAATGCCGCCAAGTACCAAAGTACATCACCTAACTCCTTCTCAACCTCGTCCTCATTTAAATTGTGGCCATGATATACCGCCTTCTTAATATGGTCCGTAACTTCACCAGCTTCCCCACACAAACCCATAGCGTAGTTTGTAGCATCCTGCTCATACGTTCTTCCTGTTGCAAATGTTCTTGTAACTGCTGTTTGATATTCTTTAAAATTCATTCCATTCCGCTCCTTATAAGTAACTTTTCAATTTCTCTTTCTGTTTCTTCAACACTTCCAAGGAAAGCTTTGTCTTCCGCTTCTCGCTATCCAATCCAACCAAGTGGTATTCCATCTTACGAATCTCGCTTTCTACTACTGCGAGTTCACTATTCACCTGAATCTTAGTTGATTCTTTCATCTGAATTTCACCCTCCTTGGATGAATCCAAATTTCTTTCCAACCAGACTTACCGTACTCGCCAATTGTGATATACGACTCAATGTATTTTTCATGTTCCCAAACGAAATCACGATGCCATTTGAACGTTTTATCTATGCACCCGAAATTCTTTTCGGCTTCAACGTATTGTTTAACTGTCATATTTTCTTCGTTTTTATATCCAGTTTCTAAACAATCTAATTTGAATAATTGTTTCCTTCTTGAATATCTCATCCATAAAACCTCCTACAGTCCTAATTCCTCCATAATCTTGCCAATGTTCTCATCAAACCCTCGATAAATATTGCTGTTTATTACAAAAGTGGGTAATGTCGAACTAGCATATTTAAGTGTTAGTTCCTGACGCAAATCATCGTCTTTATCAATATTTCTTTCTTCAATATCAACCTCAACTGGACAACTCTTTAACATCTCCTTAGCCCGTTTGCATCTCGAACAAGATGAACCCGTGTACATAATGATCTTAGTTGCCATTCTCTTCATTCTCCTTTGATTCTGCTAATAATTGAGTTACTTCAAAAACTAAATTTTCTACCATTATTCGCATCCTCCTAATTAAGAAATATGTTTCCATTTATATCCGTAAGCCGTCTTTCTTTTTCCGTTACAACAAGCTGATATGCTACTAGCTACATTCACTCCTCTTCCTAACGACCTAGATGCTTCTCTAACTGATTCGAATGTATCTAACAGTATGTTGTCTAATGAATATTGAGCCACTTTTTTGTTGCAAGTATTTAACCCAGTTTCGAATGCATGTTTAACATTTTCTGCTTGTGTTACCCATTCTAGATTTCTTACGTCATTATCATCTCGTACACCATTTTTATGGTTAACAAACGGTTTATTATCGGGGTTTTCGATAAACGCTTCTGCCACTAATCTGTGTATAGAAAATTTCTTAGATATTGTATCTATTGTAAAAACTGCGTAGGCGTAATGATTTTGCACCTGAATATGCGTTTTAAGTATCCTTTCTTTTATAATTTGCTTTCTACCGCATCTAACAATTGGTCTATCTAGGCTCAAAACCCGACCTTTATTCGATATTTTGTAATAACCTTCATATCCTTTTACATCCCTCCATTCTTCGCTATGCTGTGTGTTTTTCATTGTTCTTCCTCCTTGTATTTAGATAAGATAGTTGTTAATGCTATTGCTGTTCCTTCATTCGCAATCCATTGTCCTTTATAAAAACCGGATAACCCCAAATCTTCGTTATCATAAGCCTTGTCCGCTTTCTTTCTGTTTTCCACTGCTGACAACTGTAACTGTTCGATATACTCTTCAATCGCTTCTCTCATTACTTCTTACCTCCCTGTAATAACTCTGGATTCTCAAACATATTTCCCTTTATATGGTTTAAATTCAATTCGCTCCATAATCGCACTGCATCATTTACCTCGTTATCAATCCACCAAACTCCCTCTTCTTGCTTAACTACACCAGTAAGTCCATGCGATGTTTCTACACGGTGGTCATAAAATTCTTGGTAAACGATGTCACCTTCGTAAATTTCATTTCCGTGTACGTCTTTTAAACCTGTGTATTGCAACAGTGCAACATCTTTTAATCTCCTTACATAAGTACCGTAACAAATTCCACCTTTAATCATCGCCACTTGTACAACTTCATTAGCAAAATCTATATATCCAACGTCATATATTTTTTCTGATACCTTGTCGAAAGCTTTAAACTTAATCTCTCTCATTCTCCCCATCCCCTTTTATCAATTTGAATAACTCCTGCTCACTCATTTCATACAACTGACGTCCTGTTTTTTCTTCCTTGTAGATTCCCTTATGTAATAAGACGTCGATGAAAACTTGTTTCCTGTCCATGTTGCCTCCCTAGCTGATTTGTTTCTTCTTTTTCTTCCTAACCGGTTTCGTAGCTGCTACATCCATATCCCACTTCATTACGAGTATTCTTGTTTGCAAAGTACTACCGCAAATCCCATTTTTTCTAGCCTTGTCAAAGATTTCTTTAGGAATGATACGTTTTTTAGAGTTCAATTTTTCTACAACTTCTTGATAAGTGAGGATTGGTGTCGTCGCCGCTTCTTCTGGGTCCCACTTATGAACATTTACGCGATTTCTAAAATTCCGATATGAAATCCCGTTTTTTTCCGCTATCTCTACAAACTTCTTATACTTCTTTCGGAATGAAACGTATATTGGCTTTGTAATTGCATCCTCAATCGACCAATTTAATTTATTTACACGTTGGTCTACATTGACCTTTGATATACCGTTTCTTTCTGCAACCTCGTAATCTTTTTCAGTAGGTACTGGTTTATACTGCATTGTTCTTCCTCCTTACTCTTGACGATATTTCTGCTGCTTCTTTTTTTGTTAACCGCGGAACAACTGCTGCCTCAAATGGATCCCGACCTTTAGACTGAACGCGTTGACGAAACAATTTATATCCAATCCCGTTTTTCTCCGCTATCTCTAATTCTTTCTTATACTTTTTTTGCAAATGATTCGTTCACTGGCCTTGTAATAGCTTTTAATATGTTCCAACCTCGTATAATCCGCTGATCTACATTACATTTGCTAATACCATTCCTCTTAGCTATTTCATATTGTTCCCAAGTAGGAACTGGAAGGTAATTATTCTCCATTTTCTCCCTCCTAATCTAGCTCCATGATTTCTTTAAGCGTTCTATCAGATACATAAATTTTTACAATTTGTATTTTGTAACCGTGCTTACCTTTCGCGGCAGCCTCTGCTTCATTACGATTATTAGCCTCAAACCAATCAATGCTTTGTCTTTTATCTTTGTAAAAATCAACAGCGTATGTCGTTATGACTGGTGTCTTTGCTAGGAATCGCTCGGCCGTGCTCTTTGCTTTGTAATCGAAACTTCCCACAACATCCTCTAGTGTTAGTTGTTTCATGCCCCTAACCCCATCGGACGCGACTTGATGATGTTTTTGTCTGCCTGATCCATAATCAAAGCGGCAATTTCTAATTGATGTCTTCCCAACTCTTTTGCGATTTCAAGGATTCCTTTGTCTTCCTTCCACATTTCTTGGAATCGAATCACTTCGCTTTCATCAAATACCAAGTCCAGTTCTTCTAAAGCGATATACAAATTACGACGCGATTTCTTCATGTACTTCCTCTGCTGCAACGCCATTGTGTAATTTTCCTTTTCCAAATCCGTTCCAAGTCTTGGCATCCCATTTCCCCTCCAGTTGTAATTGATGAATCTCTCTTAGCTCCGCCATAACAGCATGACGCCTTCTATCCACTTCTTCAGGACTGCGCTTCCCTGCTTCGCAAACACATGACCCAAATTGATACATACCCGTTCCAATGTCGTTCTGAATTACTCCCGTTCCGTTACATGCACACATTTCAATTTCCCCCTTATTTATGCCGTTCTATAACTAACTCCCTTAACTTGGTACAAGTACTTTTTACTCATTCCGTACAAACGATCAGCTGCCGCAAATCCTATTTTGTCTTCCAATGTGTCTAAGTCTTCGTTGCTTGTGTACCAAATCGGTAAATTCCGTAAGTATCGCTCATTGATAATCTTGTAATACATGTCCTCTTTGAACTCGCTGTACTTCGATTTTGCTATGTCATCCCACACGAGAATGTCACAAGTGCATAAGTCATGTAGTAATTCATTTAATCGTTTTTTATTGTCATTTAGGAACGCTGCATTTTGTATTTCAGCCATGATATTTACATCCTGGACACATAGTACTCTAGCTCCACGTAAACGCCCTGTGCGCTCGTCTACGATCTTGAATTTATTCAATGCATATTTAGCTGCTGCTATTTGCAAATGAGTCTTCCCTAATCCGTACGAATTGTTTTCCTGACGCATTTTATTTCGTTCTCCTGGAGGTAAACTTTTTAATCTTGTTTCACCCACTGATGCAATAAACCCGATACTATTCATCTTTGAATCTCTAATTTCGTTAAAGACTTTCAAATAATCGATCATAGCGTCATATAAAACTTTCTGCACTTCTGCCTCCCTTATGTAGTTATCAAATCGTGCATTTTCAAACTCAGATGGAATCATTGCGTACTTGAAACGAGCTTTTAGACTTTTCCTTTCTAAGCATTCACATTCGATAGCAACATCAACATATTTCCCTTTTAGAAATTCAGATGGCTCTTTAATGAACGTATACCCTTTATCACCACATATTTCACAATCAACCGATGGTTTGAGCGAATCCTCTCCCGCTGGTCGGTTGGATTCCTCTGCCAGTGCCTTTTTGTGCATAACTTCCGCTCGCTTCATTAAATCCTTCATTATGTCCCCCAACTTTTCCATTACCTTTCACCCCTTTGTTTTTAAACTCTGTTTCTGATGCTTCAACATCTGCTAAAGTACGAATGTTATTGTTAGCCCACTGCTTCAAGATTCCCTCAGCATAGTTCCATTTAGCTTGCTTTTTTAATGCGCGTTCCATAGCTGCTATAACCAATTCTTCGCTTGTATCTTTAATCCACTGATCTACGTTATCTGCCATGTACGGATTTAATATTCCAATGTTACTTTCATAGAATGAGAAGGGATTCTTACTACTATTACTTATTGTTAAATTAGTATTGTTAAGATTAGTATTGTTAGTGTTTCCCTCAGACACTACCCCTAGTTTCTCTGGGACACTACCCTGGTTTCCCTCAGACACTACTAGTTTCTGTGAGACACTAGGGGTAGGTAGTACGTAATAGATATTTGATAAGTTATTTCCTTGTTCATCTTTCCTGTTAATTTTTTGGATGTACCCTTTTTCTTCTAATGACTTGATACATTGGACAATCTTCTTTCTTCCGCATCCAACTTTTTCAGTTAATGTCGTTAATGAAGGGAACGCTGATTGTGTATCTCGATTCGCATGTCTTACAATCACTGCGTAAGCTTTAAACTCGTAAACATCCAAATCACAGTTGTCTATTGCGTCATTCTCTATCATGAAAAATCCGCGTCTTTTATCAATAAAATTCATTTAGTTCACCTTCTTCATTTCCGTTTCATAGAAGCAATCCGTTTCGTCAATTTCACCAGTTGTATGAATTCTTTCCGTATTTACAACCTTTCGGACTGGATACACACATTCATAACCGTCTTTCGCCATTTTATATATCCGTTTGCCAATTTCCGTTTTGTCTGTATCTCGTAAGTATTTGTTTTCGTTCTTTTTACTTGGAATTAAGAAACTATATCGTTTTGATCTGTATACCGTTTCCATTTACATCTCCCTCTCGCATATAGCAAATCCTTTCGATACTTTCAGGACCCTATAACCTGGGTAGCGTTTTGGATTTATATATTTCAGTTCGTTTTTCTTTGCTTCGTCTGTTGATTTGGCATCCTTCCAGCACCAAGCCGGAAGGAGTACCTTACTTTGTTTTTCAATCATTGTTCAAATACAATTTCTGATTGCCCGTTATTTGTTGTTTCTTCACTAGTTTCTTCTGCTTCAATAAATTCTGGTTCTGCTGTAATATCTTTTCGTACCACTTCGTCATGCTGCGCCTGCGTTTGGACTTCGATGCTGATTGGTAAGTATTTAAACATCGCTCTCACGACTGTTTTCTTCGCCATTTCTTCATAATCACTATCCCAAGGGCTGTAACTTTTTGATTTCGCTCTAGTGCGGCGTTTTTCAACTTCGCTTTTTGGCATAAATTCCATTTGGTAACCACCATCTTTAAAATGTGCAACTGCATAAGCTCCAATGAATGCCCCACGCTCTCCAAATGAAGGTTTGTGCTTTAATGTAGGTTGTAAGCCTAATTCGTATTCGAATTCATCGTTCTCGTACACAGCGTGAGCGTAAATACTTTGGATGTGACCGGAACGTCTAGCAAGATCAATCATTCCTTTGTAGCCAATGATGAACTGTACTTCTTTTACCCATTGAGGATTTTGTTTCGTTCCAGCGTTCTTATTGAAGGGAATTAAGTAGCAATGACCTAACAATCCTGGCTCGAGTCCAAGTTGCACAGCTTGCATAACCGCTCCCATAAGTGAAGGTACTGTACATTCAAGTAATGTTGGATTTGTTCGAATGGTTGTAAGTGCGATACGACTCATACGGTCCATATCCATATGCTTAGGTAATGCTTCAGCCATTTTAGGGCCCATCTTTTTCATATAAGCTTCTACCGTTTGTTCCGGAGTGGTTGGTGCACTTCCCTTACGAGTTGCTAATTGAGTTTTAACATCTTGATTAGTTGCCATTTTTTATTTCCCCCTTATTTAATTGAAAATCTTCTTGTATTAGATTCTTTCGTATATTGTTTATATAAATCTGGGTGTTCTTCCTTAAAACGTTTACTATCAAAGCGATTAGTAGAATAAGATTTCCAAAGAACTGTGTAATTCTCAGTAGCTCCTTTTGCTCTCTCTCCAAGCATTGCTTTCAATTTGTTTTCGTACTCTTTTTTCTGTGTATCTAACACTTTTAGTTCAGCTTCAATTTGATTACGAGCTTCTACTAATATCTCAGCTTCATTTGAGAGGCTTACAACGTTATCTTCAAATCCTTTTGGATACATTTGATTTAAGAGATTTGTAGACGCATCACTTCCATCGAACATTGGTGGTTCTAACTTCTCGACATGATTTTGCCAAAAGTCTTTTTCAATATCGATTAAGTACTGAATAACCTCTTCATCACGTTCAATCTTTTTATAGATGAATTTATTCCCGCCAATTAATACTGCAATCCACCATGCTTCATAACCTGTTACAGCCATATAATGTTGGCACTGAATGAGATAAGACGTTGGTACTTCTTCACCCTCCCATTCTTTCTTTAGATATTCAGATGCGGTTTTACACTCAAGCCCTACCTTTTCACTGATAATGAGCCTGTCCACATTTGCGAGCATCCAAGGATAATCCGGATGTTGTAAGATTGCATTTCGTTTACGTACTTTCAATCCAGTTCGTGAACTAAATTCTTGTGCTACGACTTCCTCGAGAACATTTCCGAAGTGAGCTGCTTCACTTTGAATATCTTCTTCTGGCGATTCGCCAACTTTATCCATATAAACCGAAATTGGTGATTTCCATTTGTTTAGACCTGCAATAGCAGATGCATCAGAACCTCCAATACCTGCCTTTCTTGCTTCTAACCATTGTTCATGAGCCATTTCTTTTGTTATTGCTAATACGTTTGCATTCATTTCCACATTCCTCCTTATTTACTTAGAAGAAACGACTATGTTATAATAGAGGTACAATTTATTGAGTCGTTTCCTGAACCAGCCGATTACGCCAAATCGGCTGGTTTTATTTTGTTTTGATGCTTCGCTTGTCCTATTCACTTAACCACTCTGGGTCTTCATGCCAACCGCCTTCATCGTGATCGTAACGATAGTAATAAGCATCGCCATCTTCATTAACAATGGGATTTGTGTAGGTGTCATAAGGTCGAGTACCTTCCATGTAGTACGTCATTACGTATTTACCTAACATAGGGCAATAAATTTCTCCCCACTCAACTCCATTACTCCAACTAATTTCTCTCATTTCCATTCCCCTTTCTGATGCTTTCACGCATCGGAATATCCAGGAACCTTTCGGTAAGGTGGGGACCAATATTAGATTCCTGAATATTCCGACAAGCGAAGGCTTGTCCTATTTAGAATCACCATTCATTCCGTTCACGAACGATTTTTAGCTGCTCTGGTGTTAATTCAACATCTACAGGTTCATAATTATTTTTAATAAACTCAATGTCGTTTGACATCGGTAAGCCTGCCATGAATTTATAAAATTTATCAACGTCATCTTGGTTTGGTTTTTGTAAATCGTACCTTGTGATGAACAATGCATCTGTAAATACTTGTGTATCTAAATATTCATCTGACCAATCTCCACACTCAGGGCCATCACATAAATAGCGATTATCTTTATTTTTAGCTTTGAATGCTATTGCTGGTATTTTCATCTCTCATTTCCTCCTACTCTTTCTGCAACTCTTTGAGCGTATCGAACTTGCTGTTTGATATATGGATCTTCCCAACTACCTCCACTTGCGACCCAATCAGTTAAACGGCTTTTTATATCCGTCAATACCTCGAATGGTAGCAAATGAGCTATTTTGTTTAATTCCTCCAATTACTATCCCCCTCTCTATTTAGCTAGAGTTATAAACTCGTAATGTTGAATAGCAACGATTTCCGCACTGTTATGTACGTCTCTAGCTTTTAAATCATTTATGATCCACAAGATTTTCTTTCGTTCGTCTGCATCTCGCTGCTGTTTGTCCATCGCTTTACCACCTTATTTATCTATTGCTCTCCTAATTTGGTATAATGTTCCTTGAAAGGGGAACTTACTATATGACAGCTAATATCATTCAAATTATTTCAATCATCTTAACTACAGTCATCTCAATTATTTCGGTAGTAATTGCAGTTAAATCTCTAAAAACTACCCAAAAATCGATTGAAGAAGCCAATAGGCCATATGTTGTAGTTTATAAGGATTACGTCCATGTCTTGTCTAACATCACAGAGTATCTGGTTATTAAAAACTTTGGAAAAACTGGCGCTACTATCGAATCTTTAATTTTTAATCCTGAGTATTATGACAAGAAAAACAATCCTTTATTCAAAAACTTAGAAAATACTTTTATTGCACCTGGTCAATCTATAAAGACCGTAATTTCATCCAATGCTTTTGGGCAAAAAAGAGAAGGTATAACAACTTTAACTATTAGGTATAAAGATACTAATCGTTCTTATTACGAAGAAATCAACCTAAATGAAGAACTAATTCGTGATCTTTCCTTTATGAAAACCGATCCCTCTGGATACACCATAGAATCAGTTATTACCAGAACTGCTCAAGAGTTCCTTAGAAGAAACCTTTAAAATTTTAGTTTGTTCCTCAAGAAATGACTCAAAGTTTTCTAATATCATTCGAGCTTCACCATAATTCAAATCATGTTCAGCAAGTATATTTATTATGTCTTCCCTCACTTGCTGAATTTTTTCTTGTTGTAATATACCTTTATACATCACGATGTCTGCTCTCATTTTGTTCCTCCTTCATATTTCTGTGTTTAATAAATTCACGAAGTTCTTTTAGGAAGGATGCTTGCGCTGACATGCATTCTTCTCTACTCCAGAAAGTTAACTCCAACTTAAGTTGGCTTTCTTTAACCTCCCCTTTTAAATTCATCGTCTTGGCATCATAGTTTGTAATAAACACCTTTGAGTTCATTTCCCTCTCTCCTTCGGCTCTTAACTATTTAAAAGAATTTGTCTAGCTTCAGCTAAATTTTTAATCACTAGCGCTGTTTCTGCACTGTTACAAATCTTAGTCAATTCATTGATTCGCTCTAATAATTCTTGAGCTACCTTGCCTTTGTGTAATTGATTTGTCATTTTTGCTCCTCCTTCATAATCCGTTTGTTTATGCGTTCCATCAGATATATGAATCCAGCAAGGCCAATGACTGCAACTAGTACCATTAAATGTGAGAATGTGCTTTCTTCCATTATTCATTCCTCCTCTTGTTCCCAAAGAATGTTTAAAGCATTTTCGATTAACCCTTCTAAGTATTCAGTTCTATTCATGATGCTTGGGAATGAGCCATGTGAATTAGTAAGTGTTGCTGGGTAACGATCTCTAACATCTCTGAAAGCCGATTCTAAAATATCGATTGCTTCTTTTAACTCACTCATGCTGTTGCACTTCCTTTGTTAAGAAGCTTGTCAGCTACTCGAACAGCATCTTCTAATTGATTTGTCATCGATAAGTACTGCGGTCTTGTTAAATCTTTAAGGCCGTGTTTCTCTTTATATTTTGTAATTCGTAATTTCAGGTTTGTTTTATACGCTGTGTTGAATGCATCTGTGAAAGCTCTCCATGCATTTGGGATAGTCATTTTCTCTTGTTGTGCATGTCGTCTAATCATTTTGTTTAAGCGTTGCTGCAAGTCACCAATTGTATCGATTCTGTCAATATTATCTAATCGGTGATTCACTGTTGTTACTTGCTGTTCTAGCTGAACCATTCGTCTTTCGCTTTCCATATTTTGTTGAGCTAACATGTAGATCAACTCAGCTGGTGACTTTGCTTGTTGTTGACGGAATCGTTTTTCTACTTCAATGAAGTATTTTCTGATTACTCGTCCAGCTTCGTTATTTTGTACCATCGCTACTTCTTTAGCTGTATCTATTGTGAGCCAATACTCCACTTTAGGTCGTCCGTTTGTTTTTTCCGAAACTGGAAAAAAGTCTTCTCTTTCGATGAAACCGTATTTTTCGATACGTTCTTGTATCCATGCAGCGAAAACTTTACCGACCAACATCTGCTCATGTAACTCACGAGCATTTACGAACTTTTCACCATTCTCATTTTGATAAACTGGAAGCATTTCATTTGCGATTACTTTTAATTGATTCATTTTCTTTCCTCCCTATCCGATAAGTTCCGTATCTTTGATACGTTTTGTATCATCAAAGTCATTAAAAATGTCTGGGAATAATTCTGTTACCCTGACACCGAAAAATCTTTGATATACCTTCATTGTCTTGACACTAGGGTTCCTTTCACCCTTTTCTACCTTGCGAACAAATACAGTTGATAAGTTTAAAGCTACAGCTAACTCTTTTTGTGTTAAACTCCTTGCTGTACGTTCATCTATAAGTCTTTTCCTCATTTCATCACCTACCGTTTGATACGTTTTGTATCGTTAACTGTAGTATAGATGATACATTATGTATCGTCAACCCCTTTTGATACATTTTATATCTTTTTTAATAAAACTCTTTAAAACGATACATTTTGTATCTATAATGAGGGTATACTAATAATAATTGATACGGTGCGAGAGGGGATTTATTAAAATGACATTTGGAGAAAAGTTAAAAGAGTTGAGAGGTAGCAGGACCCAGGAAGAGGTTGCTAAAGGTATCGAAATATCTAGAGCTAGATATTCTCACTTCGAAAACGATCGTAACGAACCAGACTTACAACTAATACAGAAAATAGCTGATTATCATAAAGTAACTACAGATTACCTATTAGGACGCGTTGAAGATTCACGTTTAACAAAAGAAGATGACGAGAAAGCAACAGAAATGGCCAAGAGGCTTGAAAAGTTAATCGCCGAGCTAGAGGATTCAGAGCAAGATAAAGCATTAGAGCACTTAGAAATGTTTGTTCAATACCAAAAAGCAAAAAATAATAGTAAATAACAAAAAGACTATCCATATTGGTAGTCTTTTTTCTTTGTGCTCTATTCTTCTTTATATGTACCTGATGTAACTGATTCTAGTAATTCACCTACATCCTCGCTTCCATTCTTTAATAACCATTCAATAGCTGCCTCTTTTAATAATTGCTCTTTTGTCATTTCAAATTCCCCCTGCATCCTCTTTATAGTTTGTGAATTTTTCACAATTGGTAAGTGTTTACCGAAATCGAAAAACACTTACCAATCTCCAGAAACAGCGAATGACATCGCCATTTTGACGATGTCATTCATATATAATATATTTAATTATTTATTCATCAAATTTGTTTTATATCAACCGGAACCAGTTCCAGGATCAACCATCTTATATAGTACCGGAGCTGTTGAAGCTTCTTGTTTAGGCGCTTCCTTTACTGGTGGATTCAGTAAAATTGCTCCAACTAATAGTAAAGCTGGTACTACTTTAAGGATTTTACGCATAAAATACCTCCTTAATTTGCTAAGTATATTATACCATATTTACTATATTATCCCTAGGTTTTTCTTCGGTAATTGGGAGTAAAAAATATTGCCTAATTGCTCGAACTTATTTAAGGACTCTGCAAATAAGTTTTTATCATTTTTCGCTAAAGCTAGATAATATAATTGAAATGCAGATAGCTCTCCATTTTCCTCTTTGAGACGTTCTAACATCCTGATAGCTTTTTCATTATCCCCTAATTGAATTTCTAAATAAGCTTTCTCAGCTATATGGATCGGATGAACATTATTTAATCCAACTTTCCACATTATTTTCAAAAATTCAATCGTGTTTACCATCATATCGTTACGTAAACTCATACGAGCGTTAAGTTTCTTCTCTAATATTTCAATTGCTTGGTTAATATAATGCGTTGCTGTTTCAAAACTTTCAAAAGTGTACGATTCTCCTAAAGTTCCATATGCAGTAGCTACGATCATCGGAAACCGTCGTCGTAACTCTTCCCTGTTTATAATTTCATGACATGTAGTTCTTGCTTTTTCTACTTCACCTGACATTAACAGTCCTTGAATCATACATTCTTTAATTTTGTATTCAAAGGAGAGCTTTAAATAAGGATCCGAAATTGAATCCACCTCTTCCAATAAGATAGCAGCAGTATCATTCAGCAATTTGAAATTCCTTCTATCAGCTGTTGCAAATAACGATAAGATTTCAAATAAAATTTGCATTTCGGTTGTAGATAACTTTATTTCCTTCTTTGCCTGATGTAGTCGTTTTTGCAATTTCTTCCCTGACAACTCGCCCTTATTACGTAAGTAAATTAGTTCATAAACATAAGCCCATTCACGATTATCTTTATCATGAGATGTTTTTTCAATGTCGACCAATTGTTTTAATAATTCCTGTTCACCATGCACAGCGAGATAATCCATCGCTAACCTCTTATTGATTGGTTTATCCGTCTGAGAAAAATATCTTTCGCAACACATTCTTCTTGTAGTTACATCGTTAGGGAAAACTTCTTTTAATAATTCACCATAAGTATTAGACCTCATTTGAGACTTCCCATTAAGGAAATTAGAAATGGTAACATGTGTTGTGTTGATCTGTTTTCCAATTTTACGAGTGCTCATTCTGTGAAAATTGATTTGATTTGAAATCTTATTTAATACCTCTTGCACAGTGCTTGTCCTCCTTGTGGACAAAAGACACGTAAACCCCAATTTGTTACATATAAAGGAAAACGCGCCACTTTCAATCTAAGGTGTGTTATAATCAGTATGTACAAGATCCGCGACAATGTTCCCTAGTCAGGTAGGGGGCAGTGTAAGTAGTGAGGCAAACACTCTTACACCGTGGGTCTTTTTTACGTCCGTTTTTTTATTGTATTAATAATACCACAAATTTCCCAATATTCTGTCGTATAGTTGTCTGAAAACTATTGAGAAAGTTGAAAAACAGCTTCACATCAACGTTTTTAACCCATATGAATATTTTACCACAAATAAGAACTTTTGTTCTAGTTTTAGTCGTTTAACAACTTATATTTTCATTCAGTTAATAAAACGACTTATTATAGTAGTATGATAGTGTAATATTTATACTTTAATTATTATGATAATCTTTGGAAAAACTTTAAAACATTTAAGAAATTCGCGCGACTTAACGCAATTAGAACTAGCAGAGATTCTAAACTTAAGTCAAAGTCAGATTAAAAATTGGGAAACAGGTCGATTCCAACCGGATATCGAAACTTTAGCAAGTATCGCCTCCTTTTTTAATGTCTCTTTAGACGTTCTTGTGGGCTTCTCTAACAACTTTCAAGACGAACCAATACAACAAGTCATTTCTGAAGCTAGGTCAACGTATGGGACGCTAGACGATGCTCAGAAAGAAAGGTTTTGTAATCAGTTGCTATTAATAATTCAGATGATTAGAGATAACCCCGAAACGTTCTAATCAAGGGAGCTAATACAGCTCTCTTTTTTTATACAGAAAAACTGTAACTAAAACGCTTACTAGCTCCGTTTGACTATATTTTACATCCCGTCTTTTTCCAATAATAGCGGTAAAATATTCTTCTAAAGTCAGAAATTAGTGAAAAACAGACTATTTTTACTGTCATTACTGTGTTTATATCAAATATGCAATATTGCATATCCATTAACTGTAATATAATCCATGTTTTGATTATATTATTCAGCACTTATTAGTGCTATAATCCGCTTTGACTAACTGCTATGAAAGCTCATGCCATTGCTAACGTGAGCAGTTAATCATCCACAGCTAGGGTAGACTCCCTAGATCGCGGTACTATTCCGCAGCCCTTAACAATTTGTTAGGGGCTTTTTTTATTTCCTTTCGACAAAATATGACAAAATAGTTGTAACTGTTTCTGTTATTATGTTCTAGAAATCTTACATTTTATATTTTGGGGACGGAGTGAAAAAATGAAATCTAAAGGTATTGCGTATTTATTACATATTTTCCTTGGATTCTTAGGTGCGGGAAGATTTTATGTAGGAGATATCGGCATGGGTATCTTAAATCTTTTAACATTCGGTGGATTCGGTTTCTTATGGGTTATTGATCTATTCTTGCTTAGCGGACGTGTAGATTATAAGAATGCATTATTCGCTGCTCGTACTGCTGGAACTAACAATGTAAATAATGTTAATACAGTTCAAGTTAATATTGATCCGAATATGTTAAAGGGACTGCAAGCTGAACCTGCCGCTACAACGCAAGGGGACAAAACTGACGGTGTAGATTTGTCTAAGAATTAATAATGTGAGCACTCTTTTGAGTGCTTTTATTTTTTTCTCAATGACCAATATTAATTAACATGGTAAAATATAATATGTATTGGCATCCAATACATATTATTAAAATTAAAGTGGTTCAAGTCGGAGGAAGGCACCTTAGGGTGTCTTTTCTTTTGTACATCAATAAATATTCTTTCTATTCTGTTTTCATAAAATTAATGGTATATTTTGTATATAAATATTAAGGGGGAATAGAAATGCAGTTACAAAACATCGATCTAGAACTAAAAAAATTTCTTTACCAACAAATTTATGTACATAAAATCGGGTCAATCGATACTCTACTTGCAGAAGGATATATGTTTGATGCACAAGAGATACAACAAGCGCTAGAGGTATTTATGAGAAATGAACTCATAATACCTACAGTATCTACAATGCAAATAGGACAGAAAAAAGTAGATTTTATGCGTAATGATGAAAAATTTAGGATTTTAAAAGAAAATGATCAATTATAAAAACAAATATTAGATAAACATGATTCAAGTTAAAGGAAAACGCCTTAAAATGTCTTTTTTCTCAATATAAGAGTTCTAAATGCATGCTATAATTTTAATAGAAATTCCCTTTTGTGCAATGAGATAGAAATACCCAACCAACAACCCACTGTTACGGAAATTCAGTGGGCTTTTCTTTTGTTTTTACATTTGTTATAATTTCTTTAAAGGTATTGCGATGTTTCTGTACGTATATAATAAAAGAAGAGATGCTACTAACATCTCTTCAGGTAACTGCTACCGCAAGGTGAGTGGTTACAACTAAATACTACTTTTTAGATTTAGAAGACTTCCCACGCTTGCGAGGCTGACGGGTGGTCTTCTTCTTTTTGTTTTTAGAAGTAATCTTCTTAACTACGAAAACTACGAGTTCTCGTACAATCGTCTTAATTACCTCTAATACTATTTGAAGAAATAGATCCATTGGCTACACCTCCTTCCCTCATCAAATGAGAAAAGGACAGTCGTAACCACCCACCCTACAATATACAGTTGTTCTTATTCTATCATACTTGTACAAGCTCACCAATATAAAAAAGCCCACCTATTTCCGTAGGTGGGTTATATGTGATTTTGCACTTGTGCATTATTAAATAATACCAAGAATCCTTAATCCTCGTTCGGCTTCCCGATTTCTCTTCTTTTTTCGTCAAATCTCTGCTATGATTGAGGGTAGTTACATAGATTTTTAAACAATTAACTTTATATAAAATTAAAAAACCCCCGGCTTAGTTTTTAGATGGTTCAAGGTTGGTCGCCAGAACACCATTTAAAAACTCCAAAAGCAGAGGTTTTGTAAGTTACGTCATTTAGTTATTGCTGTCTATATTGATAGTATCATAACTTCAAAAAAACGTAAATACAATTCCTCTATTTTGACATACCCAATTTTAAGCCGGGGTGGAAAATGGAGGATTTTTTGTTATGACTAACGATATTTTTAAACACGCTCGGAAACGAGGACATAGTGTAGTAGAGAACGCTTTACTAGATGATTGTAAACTCACAGGGATGGCTAAATACCTTTTAATTCAGTTCTGTTCGCATAGGGATGGAGTTTGGAAGGTTAATATGCCCGATATTATTAAACGTTCTAAAAACGGACGTGACGCGCACTATAACGCACTTACAGAACTAATACATAATAAGTACGCGGCACGTGTAAAAGTATTGGAAAAGGGTAAGTTCATAAAGCAAATCTACATCTACGGACAAGTAAAAGAAGATGTTGCCGAAATGTTAGAAGAAACAATCCAAGAACAAATTTCGGAAGGATATCTAGTTCGCGTAGAGTTCGGGAAGCCGATTCCTGAAAATCCGGAAATGGTTTCCGAAGGTTCGGAGAGCTCCGAAAACCCACTTCCTGAAAATCCGAATGTGGAAATCCCGAATCCGGAAAGTCAGTACATTATAAATAACCAAAGAAAAAATACCAAAAAAGAAAATACCAATATATATATAAATAATATAGCAAAAATTGATGATGATAAGCGAAGCTTCTCTTCTCCTTCCCTTACAGAAGAAGAATTAAATTTAATAATCAATTCTCTCCGGGAAGCTACAAAAGACGAATTAACAGATCGAAGCTTTAAATCTGTTTTACGAAAAGTAATGGATAAATACAATCAAGGTAAGATTACTAACTTTAGAGATTACTTAATCTCAGCTTTAGCGAATAAGATTGAAGACTTGGAGCTTCGAAGAATAAAAGAAAATGCTAAAAAGCAATTACACGAAGATAAAATTGATCGTGGTTTAATAGCGCAATCTTTATCAGAACATCAATATACAGGTAAAGTGCCTTTCTATGATTGGTTGGCGTCATAATCAATTTAGGAGGATAAACATATAAAAATTTCACATACCATATCTGTTGTGAAAAAGAGATTTTTCGGTTCGTAGGGGATTTTAACGAATCTTAGGGAGGACAAGCCTATGTCTTCCCTACCTCGTAACATGCGTTTTTGTAGATATTGCGAAGTCTTTGCGATGCCCTACGACCTCGCAAACCAACATTCAATGATTAACCAATGATAAATTTATCATTTTTGGTATATTTCATTGAATTAAAACGTAAGTATCTGTTAGAATCAAAAATATCAATGATTAACCATTGGTTTTTGAAAGGGGAATATATATGTTATTAGGAAATCCGTATGCGATTGACTTAGGAAATGGCTTTACAAAGCGTGCTTCAAAGAAAAATAAATCACTAGAGGCAGATGTTATTACAGAATTATCGGTGTTAGCACCAGTTGATGATTACTACAACGAAGCTAGTTTCACAAAAATCGAACTAACAAACACTGACTTCCCTTACTACATAGGAGAAGAAGCTAGAAAATCAAAGCTTCCATTAATTCGTGCACTTGGCGAGAACAAAGCGAAACGTTATGAAGATCCAACGTTTAAGAAACAATTATTCGGATTCATTGCAAAAGACTTCAAAAAGAACGTTACTATTCCATTGCTTGTTACAGGCCTTCCGGTATCACACTTCGGTAATCAACGTGAATCGATTCAAAAAGTAGCTATGGAAGAAACAGCTGTTAAAGTGAATGGCGAACTAATCACAATTAAGGTAAAACAATGCCTAGTTATTCCGCAACCAGTAGGGACACAATATTACCTAGTTAAAAAAGAAATCATTAATAAAGAAGATCGTATTCTTATTATCGATGGTGGATTTGGTACATTTGATGTTACTGATATGTCTGGTAACGCTGTTATCGACCGTTTAGGAACTGAATTAGGCTGTGAGAAAGCATTCATGACTATTGAACAAATCGTTCGCGATAACATTGGTGAAACACCTGATTTAAGCGTATCTAACATGCACTATATCCTTGAGAATGGCTATAAGTACAATGGCTCTCTATACGACTTATACACTCATAAAGATGTAGCTGAGAAGGTTGATGAAGAATTACAACGTCATTTCGATGCAGCACTACGTGAAGTGTCTCAAAAGTTCAACTTAGCTGTATACGATAAAATCGTGTGGACTGGTGGAATGGCTGCGCTTCATAAAAAACGTATCGAAAAGAAAAAAGAGCAATTCCCAACATTTGCGGTTCTAGAAAATGGTCAAGAAGCTAACCTATTAGGATACTACTATTTAGGATGTGACGTATTTGACAAACTTACAAAAGAAAAAGCTTCAAATTGAGTTGAATCCTAAAAAGGATGAAAGACTGTATAACATGATTGTTAAACTAGAAGAAGAAGGCGAAGGAGAGAAAGGATACGTTAATGATCAAGTGAAAAAACGTTTAGAAATGTATCAAGTTCTTTCTGAAGTAGCTGGAGAAGATGACCCAATTGAAATAGTAAAGAAATTGTTAATCAACGTTAGAACTAACGGTGTGCAAATTGAGGAAACAGCAGTCGATGAACCTACCGATGAAGTTGCTAATAATGCTATGGATTTAATTGATGGTCTTAACAATTGGAATAACATGAATTAATAGATATTTAAGTAAAATATAACCTCCTCCCTCTCTCTCACTGCTTTTTCATGGAATATTGGAATTATGGAAAAGTATCCCTGAGATAAACAAGAGAGAGGAGGCGATTTTTCGAAAGAGGGGAGCTTCATGAGCGTAATCAACCCTATGTTTGAACCTCGAAAACAATCTACTACAATAACAAACCAACAACCTCGTAAAACTCGTTCAGACAAAAAGAAAGACGTAAAAATCCCCGTAACTGAAATACAAAGACAACTAATAAGAACCTCAGCCTTCCGAGAAGGAATAACCACTACACAATATATGTCTAAATTAATTACAGAACATCTAAACCTATCTTATATTGCAGAGATACACAACTATGATTATATCGATACGAAAAGATATATACACGCAAAGTTAGATCAAGAAGTTCATAAGAAACTTGTCCATCTCGCTATAGAATGGGGAGTATCACAAAGAGCTGCAGCAACACGTATTTTATGCTTTGCATTACGCACAATGTGAGAGGTGACAACATGTATAGTAAATACGATGTGATGACGAAGGAAATACAACTTATGAGCGCTAGTAATTGGTGGGAACGGACTAAGATTGAATGGAAATTAAAAGAGAAGTACCGTTTTGAAGTGAAGATGCTCAAAATTTATTTATTCCGTATGAATATTATTATCGAAGATATGGAAGATGAAGATTACGAGTGTAACGCTAGTGATCTAGCTGAGATACTTGTTGAGGACTTTCTCGAACATATAAGGTCTAAAAACAGTATGGAACAGCTGTATCAAATTTTAGAAAGTAAAAAGCACTATACAGATTATGAATTAGAATTTAATGAAAATGATGAACGATATGGAACAATTGAAGTGAAGATTGATAGAAGAACCTTGAGACGTATTGAAGTGTTTTTCTCCGATATGGCCCATACTTTTCCTACGCATGGCTACACGGCGGATAAACTGATTAACATCTTAATGTGTGACTACATGAAGTATTATGCTGAAGAACCTGGAAAGAAGCTATCTTTGTTAAAACGGAGATTTTCATAATGTTCAAGATTCCTATTTTCGGGATGTTTAAAAAATGAAATCTTTGACCACTCTTGTACTAAGAACTTAAAACAGGAGTGATTAGAATGGGATGGCTTATTTCTGGTAAAGGGAGAAAGTCAAAGCTCTCCAATTTTCTGGAGAAAAACAAAATTACTCAGCAAGAATTAGCGGAAAGAAGTGGTGTAAGTAAATCTACAATCAGTCGTGTATGCCAAGGTGATAAATTCTCTCCAACTATGAAGAATGCTCAAAAGATTATAAAGGCATTAAAAAAGTTAACAAATAAAGAGGTTCATTATGATGATTTTTGGATGTAGCTGGCTAATTGAGTCGGCTTTTTCTTTTGTCGAAACTTTGTCGAACGAAAAGAGACTAAAAACACCAAATAACCGTTGACGGTTATTTAAGGGAGTGATATATTATAACTAACATAACCGATAACGGTTAAACGAAGGAGGAAGTAGCGATGAACGTTATGAAAAAAGCTTGGGAAATTGCTCGTAAAGGTCAAAAACAATTTGGTGGCAAAGTTAAAGAATATTTCGCTCAAGCTTTAAAGATAGCGTGGACAATCGTGAAAAAAGGGATGAAATATGTACAACTAACAAAAGAAGAATTTATGAATGAAATTCGTAATACAGGGAAATTTGAGGGGTTCTTAACTTACAAAAATGATTTTAAGGATACTCAAAAAATCAAAGTTGTAGCTGATTTAGAGAAACAAGAAATCGCTGTTGATATGGGTTTAAAATCTTTATACAGTGACTTATCAGAAGCTATCAATAACTACAAACGACATAATCATTATGCAGGAAACGGTACAGAAGTTTATTTTTGGAGAGAAAACTAATGAATAATCCACTAGATAACATCATGGGCGTTAAAGAAGCTGGAGAAATGTGGGGATTATCAGCAGACCGCGTGAAAGGTTTGTGTCAGTCTGGGGAAGTAATCGCTAAGAAAATCGGGAATAGTTGGGTGCTTGATAAAAATCAACCGAACCCAAAGGGTGGAAGAAGAATGAGATTAGGAGGAGTGAAAATGAGAACATGGGAACGAGAAGGATATAAAGTGATGGAAGTAGAGCATAATTTCGATTTACATGCTTTTGATGTAATCAAGAAAGAGAAGGTTGTTGCTACAATTACACCTAACACGATTGAAGATATGAACCATATTATAGACGACCTAAACAACGGTGAAGATGTAGATGGTTGGGAAGACGGCATGGGTAATACGATTTCAATAAATTAAAAAAAGCCGTCAAATGACGGCCCTTATTTTTATTTCACTTCATACCACCAACCTTTACGGTCAAGCCAACCTTTCATGCCGTTTAATTGCGAATCCGATGTTGGATCAGTAACGAAATATGTTAATCCATTAGATTGTAATTTGAAGTCCGCTGTCATCTTCAAAGAATTTAAAGCGCCCATTACATCAGGAGTTTCGTATGGTGAAAAAGCACCTGTTTGGATGATGTTTTGTTTAGGTTCTTCCGCTTGTACTTGCTCCTGTGCTGCTCCAGTAAACCATGCTAAAGACTTATTTCCTATAAGTGAATTAAGATCACATTTACCGATACCAGGTACATTTCCTGTTTCAGTGTATTGCCAAATATCGCAAGGATATGCTGGTTTATTACCACCATAACGCGGAATCCAAACGAAATCACATTTCACATTTGCCATACCAAAAGGTGCGTACATATGATGACCGACATATAAACCGACTTTCTTAGCTCCTAATCGGTATAACTCATCGATAAACGCCTGTGTACCTGCTCTCATATCATTCATTGTTTTTACTTCTACATCAGCCACCCATACAGTTGCGCTCTTATCACCACGGCTCCAGAAGTCTTGCGCTTCTTTCTTCGCATCATTAATCGATACAAATCTACAGAACGCATAATTGCCAAAAGGAATATTACGAATCTTCATAGCGGCTACATAAGATTTGTATACTGGATCGACGTAGTTAGAACCATCTTGTACACGAGCAATTACGAAATCTAAATGTTTTGCTGCCGTATCCCAATCAGGACTTCCATTCCATTTAGACATATCAACAATATATCCCATTACTTATCCGCTCCTTCATTTCGTTTATCAGCAAACCATTTGCCAGCTGTAGGATTAGATACAACACCTGCAGCAATCAAAATGTATAGAATCATATCTACGTATTTTTGATATCTTCCTAAGTTAAAGTGAGGAACGGTATCCATTAATACCATCCCTACCAACGCGAATAATGCTACCCATAATCCATAATTCTTGAATTTCTCTTGCATCGTTATTTCCTCCGTTTCCTTGTATCAGAACGTTTTATTTTTGCTTCAATTTCACTCGCTACACTTTCTAATAACCATGTTGGAATCCATTTGTCCCAACCAACACGAACGCAATTAGCTGTGAAACTGTTGAAAATGTGATATGTTAAACCGCCAGTTACCATAAAGAAAAAGAAATCAGGTAATTTAAAAGCAATATCAAACATGTGAGCTAAACATGGCAATAAAAAAAGCACCACGGTACGCGCGATGCCTTCAACTCCATATGCCGATGAATACGATCCATCTAACTTTGACGCTTTGCTTCCGGTAATCCAATCGAGTGCAACAACCATCATCAGAATGAATATCCAGATTAGATTAGTTTTTCCATAAACCAAACTTAAGAACGTCCCTACTCCACCGCTTACGAATGAAGCTGCTTTAAATTGTGCTGTATTAAAAATATCGATTATATTAAGACTTCTGAAAATGTCATGAACTCGCTCCAATTGTTCACCTCCTTTTACATAATAAAAAAAGACACGCTTGTGTCATTACTTAAAACAACTAACATCCATACCGAATATATCTGCAATATCACTCTCGCTACGATCAGATAAATAAGATTCTGTCGTTGACACATCGCTATGATTAGCAAGGGACTTTAATTTTTCGAGTGGTATACCTTGCTCACGAAGATTATCAAGCCTTGAATGACGGAAAGCATGGGGATTAATTGAAATTGTTTTACCTTCCTTATTACTCAACATGCTGGATAAAATCTCACACCAGTAATTAAAAGCGCTCTTATTAACTACTCTCTTTTGACCATTGCCATATGTCTTTACAAATAGCTGATTAATATTATCTTCTCCTCTATCTTCAAGGTACTTCGAAATTAATAATCTGGTACGTTCGTTGTAATACAACCTAAATTTCTTGCTTCTTTTTCCAATAACAGTATTTGTATAATACCGTTCAGCCAGTCCATCTTTTAATACCTGGTGCACTTCATTCTTTCTTGCTGCACTGTAATAAGAAATACCAAGATATACAGCGATAAGTATCTGGTCCTTTTTATCCAGTTCATCTAGTAACCATTCAATCTGTTCCTCTTTTAAAAATGTGATTTCTCTAATTGGATTTTTCGGTAAACCTTTTACCCTAGAACCAATATTAAATTCATAATCATAATCGTCGTCATCTGCACAAAACTCAAGTGTGGACCGTAATGCACTCATTAATCCATTTACACGAGCATTAGACATGTCCATTTCTTGAAATACAATACAAAGATTACGAATATCTTTTCTTGTTAGTTCTGTGAATCTTTTGTTATCAAAATGCTGATAAATCAAATACATTATGATTCTTAGGTCCCACCGATATTGCTTTAAAGTACTCTTTGCTTTTCCTTGTGCCTTCTTTTCAATCAGGAAGTCCCTAACTAGGTTCTTATTATCTGAACTAACGTGTTTATCGTAAATTATAGGATCTACAATTCGTTTCAATATAATCAGCACCTCCTGATAAAATAAAAAGAACAGATTATTTCTGTTCTGTAGGTTCCGTTTCTTCACCAGTTCCTTCTGATGGTTCAGTTGTTGGCGGTTCAACTGGGTTTGTCGGTTGCTCAGGTTCTGTTACAGGCGGTTGTTCTGGCTCTTTTGATTCTTCTTTCACAGGAACAACTTGTTTCACGTCGATTCGAGAGAAGATGTAGTCACCAATTACGACTGTAATTGTATTATTATTGTTTAATTGTTCATTTAAGTAGATTGGATCATAATCATTTGTTACAATCACCATAGGTTTTCCACTATTTGTGTGGACTTCTAATTTTGTAGTACCTTCTGTTACAGGTAAATTAACCGGAAGAATACGTTTCACATCAATTCGTTGAATAATAAAATCACCGATAAGCACGGTGATTAGGTCATTACTATTTAATTGGTCGTTTAGCACCTGTGCATTGTAAGTTTCAGTTTGTACCTTATGTTTCAGTCCGCTTTGTGTATGGATTTCAATTGTTTGCATATGTTATCAATCTCCTTCTCTATTTTTAATTATTCATCTCAATACGTGCCACCGCTCCTCGACTGGATAAACAAGCGTCCTGTAACAGTAGCGTTTATTCTAGCTAAACTATTCGGCGTGATTTTAATCTCAACATAGCGGCCACGTTGAAGTTTTCCCTCATTGTCCTTCGCTAAATATGGAATCAAATTAATATCTTGTCCTCTTATTGAGTCAAACGGTAATGTATTCCCATCCACTTCAATCGTTACTTTTGATGGAGTTTGATATAATTCGAAAATGCCGAACTCAATTTCATGCGTGTGGTCTGGCAATGTAATATCGTGTTTATGGTTAGGAATGCTGATGTCGTGCGTATGGTTTGGAATACTGATGTTATGGCTATGATTTGGGATACTTATACTATGATTATGGTCTGGTAATGAAATATCATGTGTATGATCTCCACTAGAACCGTGTGTATAGAAACTAGATCCCGTTCCTTTTGCGTAAAATGAAGCCGCAGTATTTCTTCCAGGATCAGAAAAAGCTGTATACAATCCTATTGTTGTTGGTTCAGCAGGCATAATCCCACCACCATGAAACATCTTATGAACATGATCTCCGCCACCACTTGATGTTTTAACCGTACCGCCACCAGAACCGGTTGAACTAACGTTTGCTCCTCCTGAACTTGTAGAACCTACATTAGCACCACCAGCTTGCGTTGAACCAACCGTTGCTCCACCGGATGAAGTAGAACCTACAACAGCCCCGCCGCCTTTGATAGCACGCTCGTATGCCCTAAATCTTAATATCTCAAATGTCAGTAACAGTTCATTCACATTCTTAACATCGTTAGGTATTTGAAACCTAATGATAGCTGGATGTTCAGGGTCACAATTATCTTGGAAGTCTCGACTATCGATATTTGTTGTCCCTTGAGAATACACTTCGTTGACTCTCTGGCGTTTTTCGATATCGGCTTGTATTGTTCCTAAATCAGTTACCTTATTTTCTAATACAAGCTTTACATCAAGCGGATTACCTGTAACATCACCTTTAGGACGGTCCATTACTCGTAAATCAACCGATATATTAAAATCCTCATCATATAAGCGCACTAGCTTACCAGTCTCATACTTTTCTATTTTGTATGGATCAATTAACTCATAATCAATCGCATCTATTTCATACGTAACTTTTGGCATACACGCTTTTAGTAACATTGCTTGTGCGGAAGCATAAAGGGTTTTCGGGTCCTCGAATTTTCTATCTACCCAAATGTAATCAAACCCATCGTGTAAATCTCTAACAAACTCAGGAGCATCTATATAGGGAAGACCATTGTTAACGCTTTTTATCGTAAGCTGATTAACACCTTCGCCATAACCAAGTGGATAAATCCTTGTCATAACATCTTTAGCTTTTACTTTGCGCTTAATACCCTTCATATTCTTCCGGTATCGAAGTTCGCCCGTAATTTCTTCTGAGTATCGGACAATGTTTAAAGTCCAAGGATAAGACGAATCATCCCAAGTCCATTGGAATTTTTCATCAAATGGCTTCGGAATGCTATATATTGGGCCTAATAACGTATCTTCATTTTCCCAACTGTATGAAAAATACTTTGTAAAATCACATTGACCAAGTTTCCAATGCTTTATTCTTTGTTTGCTAAGGAGATACTCAATGTTCTGTCTTGTGGTTAAATTAATTCTTTCGTGATAACCAAAAAGCACGCTGTCCATCAGTGTGGATAAAACGTGCTCACAGTCATAAGTTATTATTTTTTCATGTACTTCTCTCTCTTCTTCACTGTCCATAATACGGAACATTCCAATACGCTTACCGTTATCAAATATCTCAACATAATCAAACGTTTCAATTTCTTCTCTTTTCGGATCAGTAAACGGCAATGAAAAACCCGCCGTCCAAAGTTCATTGAGTGGCGGGTTGTATTTTATATTATATGCATTCTCAAGATATGCCTTGAGTTGCATTTGCTTATTATAGAGTTTTAGCAATGTATCACCTTCTTTGCAAAATAAAAAAGCCTGCTATAAGCACGCTTCATTTTGTTGTAAAATTCGTATTTTATTTAATTTATTGTATTACCGCAAATACTGCGTCAATTATAATTATCCAAAGAACTGCCGATGCTATACCACCTAGAACTAAAGCTTTTCCAAACCTATTTTCATTAACCATATTCATAATATCTACCTCGCTTAGATAAGTTTCGTATAGATTATATTAGTATTGTTAAATCTTAATGGTTTCTATGTGAATTTAATGTGTTCAATTTCTTGCAATATAAAAAGAGTAGCGATATCGCTGCTCTTGGTTATACAAACAGTATTTTGTTAAAAGTTATTCGTCATCATACATTGAGCATGATATATCTAATATCTCGAAAATTTCACCAAGTAACTCTAGGTTGTAGTCGTGTTTTATTTTGTCCCAGGCAACACCTTTAAATCCGAATGTATTTTCACAATACCTAAACATCTTCTCGAATTCTCCAAATTCATCTAAGTCGAAATCTGTACTGTATATCTTTACACAATATATGATAATTAACACTCTCCATTATATTTTTATTAAAGATTTATTCAGTACTAGGAATTACCCACCATTTACCCTTTAAATATATATAGCCAAGATGTCCTCCGGGTTTTCGATTCATATCTATGACACGATCGCATTCATGAGGTTCTTTAATAGTTTTTATAAATTCTTTTACATCTGTAATTCCATTTCCGTAATCATACATGATGAAATCCAGCTCCTTTGCAAAATAAAAAAGCCTGTTGCTACACGCTTGAATTTCGAATTTACATTTATGACTTTAGTTGTGGAGTGATTAAGATTGCATCCATTTCTTGCTGTGTTAAATATCCTTTTGCGGCACAAGCTCTCACATATGTTTCATCGGCTTTTTTCATAAACCACATATTTAAAATAAATTGATACATAATTACTTACCTCCCATTATTAATTCCATTAATGCATTTTCTACGGCTTCTAAACGTTCAAGTGCCGTTGGTTTTGATTGTTTTTCTTTCCACTCATTCCCTGTCCATTCCCAAGTCTTCACGAAATCAGATGGAACGATTAATGTCGAGTTTGGAGGTGGCTCATAAGTTACTACCGTTTCTATATTGCCACTAGGATCATGTAACTGTGCTTCGATTAGGTCAATAAATAACTGACCATCACTTGTTCTATATTGTGTAATTCCTTCTACATCAACAAATTTAATGTATATTTTGCTGTTATCCCATACATAATATCGTCGTTTCATAACATTCACCTCAAATTTTAATCCAATATGTGTCTGTCTTTTTCAAGCGTACATATTGACTTTGGGTTAACTCAATTTTTGAACCAATGTTTAAGAGGTCAGGTCCTGTTCCTGTATTGTTTAAAGTAAGGTTAGCCGCCCCAGCAACGATGAGTGTGATTTCCTGCCCTAACTTAGCTCCAGTTATCTTATTAATGCTACCTTGTACATTTTTAAACATAAATGGATACGCTTCGTTAAATGGATTCGTGTTTTTGTTTATTAAACTTGAAACATTAAACTCACCATTTATTGTCCGTGGAGTAACGTTTATATTTCCAAATGTTCTTTGATTGTCAACATATGATAAAGGCATGTTGCCAATGGATACACCACGAATTTGGAAAAGAGCTCCATCGTAGGCATTTAGTGATGTACGTACGCGTTGCTTTCCTTCAAAGTCTTCTGTTAATTCAGCAATAAAAATAGAATAGGCATTCGGCAATGAATCTGTTCCATAATAAAATTTCGAGTTACCCGTTGCGGTAATGCTATTCGCATTGACTAGTGCATTGATTACTCGATACCCGATATTAATACCACATCGTGTTGGATAGGTAATTGGGTTGTTAGCAACAATAATGTTTGCTTCTGGATATGTTGATTTATCTATCGTTTCTATATAAATACCGTCTCCTGGAATTCGTTGCCCCGGCCACGCAATATTATTACCAGTTATAGTTAATGTTCTCGGATCTTCAATATGAATCGAATTCCAGCCAGCTTCGAAACATTGATTATCTGATATAGTACCGAAATTGCTTTGTTTTACATAGATGTTATGGCATTTAGTAGCTGATTTCAAACGATATAATTGATGGAAAAAGAAATTGTCAGAGATGTTATATCCGTCTTGCCCTTCTAAATGGATATGAGTAATTCCCCTTGTTGTTAAATATCCATGACAGCCTGTAATTTGCCAGTCCCCATGTTGATTGTACCGCCAATTTTGTGAAACACCTTCATACCATGGCATCCAACTGGTTTTTATACAATAATCCACATTCACAAAAAAACAATCGGTAATTTGAACCCTAGCAGTTTGTTGGTAAGGAACATCTTCAAACAACGCTTCACCATGGACGGCACGATGATAGTTTTCAAAATAACAATTTTCGACCGTTACACAACGTGTATTCTGAATTACAATTGCATCCGTTTTATTGTCTTTATCGTGTTTAAATCTAAGCCCAACAATTTTAGTAAATAAGTCAACAATATTATTGTCATAACTAGGATTAGGCCGCTCTATTGATTTTATTTTAATTGTCCCTTGCAAAGTCCCAGGCCCTGTAACAGTTATATGTGGTGATGTGATTAAAACTTCATCATATTTATAAGTGCCCAAAGGGATATAAAGAAGACCTCCTGCAAAAGGAAAATTAGGTTGATTATTTTTTATATAATCAATAGTAGCTTGTATACTATCAGTATTATTAAAGTTTGGATCTTCTTGTTTACTTTTTGCTCCTGACCAAGTAATACTAATTCCTTTCCCCAGAATATCTTTATCAGCCTTCGTTTGATCAGACACTACTTTTGCTAAAAGTGCATCGACTGCATCAGCTCTTTTTCCTGCTGTATCAAATGTTTCACCTGTAACCATACTTGTTCTAAAATCGACCAATTCACTTATAGAAGGATTTTCATTAGTCATATTAGCAATTTGATTATCATATTTCTTTTCTAATGCGGTTTGTTTATGTTGTGTGTTCTTAGATAATGTTGTGGCTGACTCTGTTTCTTTATTAATAGCATCTACCGCATCGTGTATAGATCCACGAACTTCTTTACCATAAATGGCAGTTTTGATTCCACGCAGAAAATTAATTATATTAGCCACATCATGCACCTCCTGTCCCTTCTAATGCAGTTACACGTTTATCTACTGATTGTAGATCTGATTGTACCTTCTCAATACTTTTACTAATTGTTTCAATATTTTTTTCAACCATATCTACTTTTTCGCTAACAACTGTAATGTTTTGAGCATTCTTTTCTATATCTTTTTGAATTTGTAAAACACTTTCTGCCGTAGGTAGATTCTGTATTTCACCTTCAATTTGTTTTAATGTATTTTCTAAATCAAATACAGATTTAATAATCAACTGTAAATCAACATTGCCAACAGATTCTTTTAAAGTTTGTAGTTCTTGCTTAGCTTCATCTAGGCTTGTTGATAAAGAACTAATTTTAGTAGTCTGTTTGAACACTGTATTTTGTAGCCCTTCGATATTTTGAGTTGATTTTTGCAAATCACTTTGATATTGGTTTAAAGTTTTAAATTTATCACCAATTGTTAAACTCGCATTTTGCGGACTATTAATATCCAATGATTTACCTATAATCCTTAATCGTTCATCGATACCCATGATTGGATTTTTAACCTGATGAGAATTACCTATTTCAAAAGAATCCATATCAAGTCCAAGTAAAAATAAATCCAGCGCACTGATTTTATATTGAACATGAGTAACCTTTTGATTTAAAAACCATTCTCGACCTTTAGATAGAAGGTTGCTAACAATCGTTACATCATCCCATGTTATCGACTTCCCTTGAATTCCAAAATCGTGTATTAATGCTTTATCATCAAGATAAGGTACGCCATTATTTACAGCTTCAATAGTTAATCTTGCTTCAGATGCATCAGTTGCCCCCTCTTCTTTAGATTCAACACGAGCCCCTAACGGAGTTAGCCTTGTAACAATTTGAGTAGGATCAATGTCACAAGACATACTGATTAAATTTTTCGCAATACGAATATCCGTACTCTTATCCTCACCAATCCGATTTACCAAGTCTAAAAAGCGAACTCCGTTTACTTTACGTATTTGAAGTTCGCCATTCAATTTATCTATTAACTTTTCTTTTATTGTATCGAACGTATCTTTTTCAGCTGATAAATAAAGATATAAATTGTTTGTGGAATTCGTTGCTGTTATATTTCCAATTCGAAACTGCTTATATGATTCCACTTGTAAATTGTGATAGTTGATAATCTTCGTAAGAAGTTCGAACGGTGTACCGCGGAATTCCATATGTCGTTGCACAGAATCATGTAAATATCCAAGTTCTCCTTCACATTCATATGAATCACTATGAAGGCCTGTATTGTCCATATTTTTACTTGGACCTAATACACGCCCTTCAAATTCATACTTACCTGTCTTTGTATTTAATACATTAATAAGTGTTTTCAATGGCTTTATCTTATGAAAACCAGGATTGTTCATAAAAAAACTAAAATTAAAGGAATCTATCAAATTTATTTCCTTTTTTATTACTCCAGATGCTAACTTCAGACCATCTGCATGCGAACTATGAATCATTGTTTCAATACCATCATTAATCATCGTAACTTTGTACATTAAATCAACTCCTTATAAAAGCGAAATGATATTGTGCCACTACCATTGATTCTAAGTACGTTTTCTCCTGATTTAAGTACAAAATTTTTATCTTTTGTAACACCTGCAGGTACTGAGTATGTAACACCATCTTTAATAATTTTCATCGAATTAGAGGTTTTTATTTCAGGTACCGCGTCTGGAGTACCCACATTTAATAATGTAACTGTCAATGCGCCCTTTACAATGAAATCAGTCGTTTGTGCCACATCTAAATCAAAGTTAAAACTATCCCATATGTCGTTACCCTCATGTAATTCAGCAATCATAAAAGGATACGCTCTGAAGGATACCGTCATTGTTCCAGTTTCCCAATCGTCTTGGAAATCTGCTGCACTTTCCACTTCAGCTAAGAAATAATAACCAGGTATCGTATCATCATAAAGCTTTTTTCTCCCGTTAGTATTCATAAGCCAATTAATTAATTTTGTTTTTTCAATTTGCATTGCATGAGGTGTATAGTTTCCTCTTCTTAGAATATTAAATTGATATTTTAATTCTCTGGAACCGTATGTTTGCGACCCATATAGCTCACTGAAATCATACTCCACATTTGAAAAAGGAACTTGTACAATTATCTTTTCTTTAGAAGGAAATCCAATATCCCTTTCAGCTGGCATAGTATAGCCCATGTCATTATATGAATGTTTTCCATCAAATTTAATACCGTACATCTATGCCAGCCCCCTTTCAATTCTTCTAATTCTTACGCCACCTTCATGATCTGTATAATCTCCGGTGATTTGAGCAAACGTTCTTCCATCCACTTGTAAAATAATTGGACGGTCATTACTTTGCTGTGGCATCGTAGATGCAATTCCTTTTCCAATTGCACCAAGTGTTTTCTCATTTAAAGGTAAAACACCCTCTGGTCCAGCTTCACCTGCGCCTTGTAAATTGCCGCCGTTCATTCCAAAAATAGTTGGACGAGTGAATATACCACCTTTAGCACGCCATTCTATACCAATCCCTGATGGATATTCAATATCTTTTCCCAAAACATTTTTATGACTAGTCTGCAGACTGAAGTGTGGCATTTTGGGCATTTCAGGTTTAGGAATTTTTAATTTGAGTCCATCAAAGAATCCCTTGATTTTATCAATAAATCCCTTCACCCCTTCAACCGCTTCCTTTATCGGATCCATAATAAATCGCTTTGCTGCATCGAATTTTTCCTTAGCTGCATTCTTAACAGCATCAAATTTTTCTTTGGCTGAATTATAGAGTTCATTGAATTTTTCTTTGGTCGAGTTATAAGCTGAAATAACCGGATCAATGATATATTTATAAACTGCCTGCCATGCCGCAAGTGTATAAGATTGGATTTTCGCCCAATTTGCTAATATCCAATTCGCTAAATCATTTAGTTTTTCTTTTGTTGCGCTCCACAATTCCTGAACTGGTTGAATGACATACTGTTTCACTAAACTCCACGCTGCAGACGTATACGACTTCACTGTTTCCCACTGTGAATTTAACCAGGAAACTAGCTCACCAAGCTGAGATTTACACCAGTTATACGCTTCAACCATTGGATCAATAATATATTTACTAATGGCAGCCCAGGCAATTTGAGTTCCCGCTTGTATCAATAACCACCCTGCTTCTAAAACGACAGAAACCGCCGAAATAATTGGATCTAAAACTGTGAGTATTGTATTCCACGTATCTTGCCAAGCCTGAATCAATGACCCCCACAATTCAGATGCTGTTTCGACAAGTGACGACCACCAAGATGACGCTGTTTCGACAATTCCGGACCACAAATCACTAAAGAATTGACCTATTGGGTCAAAAAAGCTATGCATCATCTCAATAAATGAAGACCAGGCACCTGAGAAGTATTCAACTGTGGAAGACCATCCATCGCTACAAGCCTGAACTAAACCAGACCACAATTCACCAAACCAGGATGAGAATTGCGACCACTTTTCTGAAAGCCAATCGGTTATTTGTCCCCAGTTCTGTATTGCCCAAATAACGCCTGCTATTACAGCCGCTACTCCAGCGATAACAAGCATGACAACTCCAAGTGTTGTACCCAATACGCTAACCGACACTACAACTGCAGCAATGATGGGTGCCAAAACACCTACTACAGCTATCAATCCAGCAAAAACATAAACAAAGTTTTGAATCGGTTCCGGTAGATTTGTAAACCACTCAATTACAGATTTAATCCCTTCTACTAATGGCGGTAAAATATCTTTAGCTAATTCAGCGAGTTTTTTTCCAACTGGCTCTAAGGCTGCTTGTGTTTCTCTTAACGCCTTTTGAAATTGTTGACCAAGTGATTCTTCTTGAAGCTTCTTCATTTCTTCCATACGTCCGTTTACATCACCAAGACCACCATGAACATTATTTAAACTCAATACTGCTTCTGCGCCCATGTCCTCCCATTTCGTGCCGAATAAAGCTACTCCAATTTGGTTTGCTGCTACTTTGTCATCCATCTTTTGAAGGTCACCTAACACAGCGTTAAATACATCCGCTGCGGTTCCTTTTCCTTCGTTGAATGATTTCCATACTTTTTGTGTCTCTTCAGATAAATCACCGAATCCTTCTGACACACCTTTTGATCCATCTTGTACACGAATACCGAATTCTTTTACAAGGTCATTGATATAATCAAGATTGTACGAACCATTTTTAGTCCCATTCGCAAGGATAGTGAACATTTCTTGAGCACTAAAACCACCTTGTTTAAATAATGGTGCATATTCCGAAAGATTATCAAATAGTTCATCAGAATAATTCAACCCTTCTTGAGCCCCTGCAGCGAGTAAATCAAATGTTTCCTGTGTTGATAAACCAAACTGCGACATTAACTGTCCTGCACCTCTCGTAGCCTCGTTTAAATCAACATCATAGACTTTAGCAAGTGTTAAAACATCTTCTGATGCCATTTGTAACTCATCGTATGGAACATCACGCATATTTTGAAAAACTTTTACAAGCGCGTTATCAACTTCCTCAAGACTTTCGCCAAATCCCTTTTTCCACACATCTTTCGAAATCTTACCGAGATTCTCTGCACCTTTTTGAGTCAATCCTAATGAAGCTTGAATCTTCCGTTGTGATCTATCAAAATCTATTGCTATACCTACGGTCGCTTTACCAAGTTCGATTAATTGTTGAGACATCCCCTGCAGCATTTGAGTGGCTTCCATCATGTTATGCAAATCTAACTTCTTACCAAGTTGCTCCATACCGTCTGCAGCTTGATCTCCACTTCTTCCTACACTTTGTAATGAATTCTCAAATTGTTTCAATGTAGTTTTAGCTTGATTTAATTTCGTTTCAAGTTGTTGCACTTCTGTGGAATTCTCGCCATACACACGCTTTGCCGCACTTAATTGTTGTTCTAAATTGTGGACAACTCTATCGGTCATTTCCATCTGCTGACGCAGTTGCTTTTGGGCTAATTCCAACTTATCCGCTTCACTGGCATTCTGCCCTAATTCAGCATTTTGAAGCTTGAATGAGCTTGTTAATCGCTTTTGTTCCGCTTCTAACTTCTTAGAATCCTCTTGCAAATCACCTAAAGTGCCACGCGCTTCTCTCGCTTCAATCGCTTGCTCTGAAAGACCTTCATTCACTCGTTTCATTGCGGTATTAAGAGTAGTTTCAGCACGCTCTGCATCAAGTAACTTACCGTACATTTTATTAAGTTGTTCCGCTGTCGTATTTGTATCTTTAGACATCGCTTGGTACTCGGAACGCAACATCGATGTACGCTTCTTAGCTGCTTCCATTTGAATTTCTAGCTTTTTCTTTTCAGCTGCTAATTTATCAGTTGCAGTTGCATCTTGACCCATTGCGGCAATGTGGTTCTTATATTCCTTCGCTGCATTGTTCATGACCATATTAATTTGCTTTAATGTCTGTGCATACTGAACTTGTCCATCCATCTTGAAATTAAGAACGACGTTTCTTTCTTTATTATTTCCTGCCATTTTCTCACCTCATTTCTTAATAAAATGGAGTTTGATCTAACGTGTAGATTTGTTTTTGCTTCTTCTCAACTAACGAATCTGGACTGTTGTATCGGAGATGCATGATATATTGCTTTAGAAAATGATTAGGAGTGGTTTTCCAAAAATCATCCATGCTTAAACCAAGCAACGTATTACTGACATAAAAATAAAAATCCCAATCCAATTCGGACTGAGATTCATTATTTTTATTCAGTATATTTTTCACTTTTTTTCTTGCTTCAGCTTCTCCATATCTTCAGCTTGAAAATCTTGATTATTAAAGATTTCAAACACCGATTGGAATACACCAGGTAAGTCATTTAAAGGAATAGAACCTTTAACTTCCTCTAAAGTACACTCTGTTCCTCCAGTACGCATCATTGTGTAAATCAGTATATACATCAATCGAATTTCTTTTTTCCCCATCGTAACAGTTCCCGTTTCTAACATATCATTCATTTCTTTTTGGAATTCATGATATGGTTTCCCAAATGCTTCTTCTAGATAAGGGAATGATTCAAATGTGAAAACAACTGGGATTTCTGCCTTTTGTATTTTAATTTTATTTCTATTTATATCAACGTTAACTAAATCACTTAAACGTGCCATAGTATCCCTCCTATTCTCCTGTACCTAACGTAGCTAATTGAGACTCATCGCAAATAACCTTTTTCAAGAAGTCTTCTACTTTAATACCTTTAGCATCAGCTGCACCAGTATCTAATTCAGCCATCGTAGTATCATTGAATAATAATGGATCGGCGGTAATTGTGTAAGCAATATCATCCACAGTCATCTCTTCATTTTGTGTTTTCCAAGATTCCTCTACTGGCGCCACTGTACATTTTGGATACCAACGTACAAGCTTTGTTCCATCATTTAGTGGAAATACAACGCCGACCGCAAATTTAGGATATTCTCTCGCTTTAGCTGTTTCGAAAGAAACACCTTTTGTTCTTTGTTTAGCAAAGATTTTATCCTTAACTTCGCGGTTTAACCCAGCAAGGTTGAACGCCAATCCAAATGCTGTATTTTTTACGATGTTGATAATCTTTTTGTTAGAAGCCCATTTTGTAAAGTTTGTGGTTGTATTTGAAATCGTTAAATCCGAAATATTTGTTTGCTTATAAATATCCTCTTCATAAGTAGGAAGTGCATCTACTGTTTCATCTCCAGCCATCATGCATAGATATAAATCTTCAATACCAACGGTATATTGAATCTCTTTGTTTACAACTACCATTTCTATCATCCTCACATTCTATCTATTATTTTTTGTGCTAAGATTTCTGCTATCTTGTCACCTTCTGCATCGAAAGTATTCTGTACAAAGTGTTTTCCCTTCACACGACCTTTACCATTTACTTTTTTATGGCCATTTTCATATAGATACCAATACCAAGCTTCATTTTCGAATTCCACAGATACAAGATCATTTTTCACAACGACTTTCAAACTTTCTCTTAAATGTGTTTTCTTGTTCTTATTGGACAATTTAATTTTTGGTTTTAACTTGCTAATAAAGTATTCAGCTGCTTCTTCTAAAAACTGCATTTCTACTTGTTTATTAACCCTTAGCAATGTATTGATATCTTCCAAAGCATCTGCAAAACCATTATTATTAGATGCCATTATTGAATACACCTCACATACGTTATAAACTGCGTTATGGTGTCATCATTCTCGTCATAACCCATTCCATCAAATTGAGAATAAGAAACGCCTGCTTCGTTAAAAACAGCCTTTAACGGTTCGTAATCTTCCTCTGTACCTTTTGTGATTACTGCAATTTGATAAAGAGGCATCGATTTTAAAACTTTATTTGAAGCCCTCTTGTACTGCTCATTCACAAATTCATACACAATGTATGGATACTTAGCTTTTGAAGGAGCTTCATCACGATATACTGGGATACCTGATTTCTTCATGATGTCTCTTAATTCTTGAAAGCTAATTTGCATAAGACAGTGACACCTCCATCAATCGGTCGTCTTCTTTTACATAAATTCGCTCAATGTCATAAATACGGCCAGAAACTTTTACACGATAATCTTTTTGATTGTTTTCAATCTCCCGATCAATACGAACTTCAATTTTCTTTACAATTTCATTCGTATCTTTCGTTGTAAATTTATCAGTGGCGGTAACCCCAATATTGTTATAACGAATCTTACGTTCTAATGGATACCCCATCACAACACGATCTGTGTCTGGATCAATGGTCTCCCCTAATTTAAGTAGCTCACCCATCCATTTGAGTTTATTCGTCTGTCTCTTCAACGACATAAACCTCCTGGACAAAGAACGGTGTTAAAGCATCAAGTGCTTGTTCTAATTCTTTTTCAGCGACCCTGTAATCATAGAAAATACCGGCTACCATAATAATTAAATACTCGGTCTGTTTGCCTGTCGCATTCTTTACGTAAGTCTTTGCTTGAGTAATATAAAAAGAGAGCATGGTTTCATCCATACCCTCTTCCCAATGAATATGAGATTTTAATTTCTCAATTAATTCATCCATATTAAGCTCCAGTTGCTGCTTTTACTTCAAAACGATATACAGCTGGTTCAAATGGTGAATAGATTAATTGACCATCTAATAAGTTATAGATTTGGAAGCCAACTTTATTTGTACCAGCAAATTTTTCAATTAACTTTTGTAATTCCATCGCCCCAATAACATCTTGGATATGGAACGCTGAAAAGTCACCAAAATATAAAACCGGAACATCTGGTTTTCCTTTTACATCAACTGCATCAGTAACTTCCACAGGATAGCTAACAAGTGTATTACCAATACCACCCTCCACTTGTGTCATTGGACGTAGTAATGGGAAACCATCAGCTGTTTTCATTTTCTCAATTGCCGTTAAGGCTGCACGGTTAATAATAAATCGACCTTTTTTCATTACTTCTGTAACTGGTGTATTTTTAAATTCAATTAAAGCATCATACATTTTTTGACCGGCATCAGTTGCCTTTAAATCTACAGGTACAGAAGGTGTAAACGCTACTGCTTTCTTTGCTAATGCACCAGGATTTTCATTTCCAGCATCATCGCCATTAAACATGAAATTAATTTCTTTACGTACATAAGCCTTTTTCAGCTCGTCCACAACGATTTGTTCAATTGGAGCACCTGTCATTTTTAATAATTTTTTAGTAACAGTAGCAAGTGCATCAAATTCAGCTGGATCAAGTAAAACTTCATCGAATTCAATATCTGTTGCTACAATCTCATCACTATCTCCACGTTCTTTCTTACGTACATTCGCATCTGCTTTCTTAACAAGAACAGGATATTTCATATCTCCAGCCGTTTTATGAACTGAACCGTATTTACGAAGTAAATTTTCTTCTTGAGCATAAGTAATAATTTCACTTGCAATGACTTCTGGAATAGTTACTGATCCATTCCCAGCTTCAATACCAAGTGAACGAGCTTCAGCTTCACTAATTCGACCAACTACAAAATTAGCAAACGCTGAACGAATTTCTTTTTCTTTCTTTTTAGTAGTTTTATGCCCTCGAGTAGAAAGACCTGTTGCAATAGCTGCCATTGCTGATTGACGTTGTTCTGCTGTTAAACCAGTTCTATTTTCTCCGCCCTCAGGATTTCCAGTACGACCTTCTCCGCTTTCACCAGAACCTTCAGTACCAGATTCTCCAGCACCTTCTTCATCATCTTCGTTTCCTTCTTCACCTTCACCATCATCTTCAAGGTTTGCTAATTCATCAGCAACATCCTGTAATTGTTTATTAATTTCATCAATCTCTTCTTGAATTGCCGTTAGATCTTCAGCACGTAAGTCTGGACTTTCGATTTTTGTACGTAATTCTGTTAATCTTTCTTTATTTCGTTTTTGTAGTGCTAATAATAATTGTTTGTTCATTTTACTTTTCCCCCAAGATTTGATTTATTTGTTTAATCATTTTCATTCGTTGTTCTATTTCTTTGCCAATTTCTTTACTACGAACCAAAGATACTTCCGTATCGTCATAAGCTGGTATTGAAACGACCGATATTTCATAAAGTTCCACTTCTTTAATGGTCCTTAATGCTGGTTCAACATTGTAATCCCAATTTTCTTCTGTTATCCAAAATCCAAATGAGCATTGGTTAATATCGCCTCTGGACATGCTTTCAGCTAAATCTCGACCAACAGATGTATTAGGTAATTCAATTTCGAATTTAAGCCCTTTTTCATCCTCTTCTAGTCTCAATGTACCGCTTTTTGTTCTACCCAGGACATTATCCCAGTTGTGATTGAATAACGCTCTAATATCACCATTCTCAGAAAGAGAACGAGCAAATGCACCAGGTTCAATAACCTCATCAAACCATCCACCAATAGTTGTTTTTGAATTAAACACAGCTGCATAACCAGTTATCTTCGAAGGTTGTTCTTCCGTAGCATCCCTGGTACTTAATTTAGTGATGTCAAATGTCCGTGTCTCCTTTGTCTTTGCCATCTCCATCACCTCCCTTCAATGAATCATCTGTAGCTTGTTTCTCACCAATTTTTGATAAGTCATTCGATATATAAATCGCTTGCGATTCAGGTGTATTTTGCATAGGGAATCCAAGCATATCCGCAACATTATCTGGCGATGTAATTCCTGTCCGGACAATGTTATAAGCAATGTTTGTTTTCATGCTATAAGTAACAAAATCAAGGATATTTATCTTGAATTTAATACGTTTATCCGAATTTTTGCCGAAAAAAAGAAGACTCAAATGGTCTTCAAAGTTTTTCATTATTGGTCTAACTGCTTTGTTATGCAAATACATCATCGCTTGCTCAAGATCTTCCTTAATCAAAGCTGTATATGTGTCCACATTTACGCCTAAAAACTTACCTAAATCCTTTTTGTATACATTTAGATATGCTAAGGTCTTTTCATCGTCTAGCGGGCTTTTAAGCGTCTCTATTGAATATCCTTTTCCGAGTGGAATCATTTTAACTGACCTTGCATCATCGATGGATTCCAATTGATCTAAAATCTTTTTAATTAATTTGGACTGTGCACCATTCTGTGGATTAATATGAGCATCTAACTTAAGTAAAAATGCTAGTAATCCACCTTTTTTATACTTGTCAGTTAGAGTTTTTTCAGCTGACATAACACCTTCAAGTGTATCCTTACCTAAATCAAGAATGCCTGTACCTTTTAGATGATCGGCACCAATATTCTTCACATGTCGAATCATAAACGATGGAATTTCTTCTCCATTCACTTTGAAATGTTCTATCAATTTATCATCCAATTCTGTATAAACATTAGATGCTAAATGTAACTGGTCACCATCCAACACTGGAAAGGCTTCACCTTGAAGTAAATAGGTATTAGTCATTAATTTAATGAATTCAGACTGTGTAAGATAATTGTTTGGATTCTTTAAAACCTTAAGAACTGAATCATTTTTAATTTCCTTACCGTCTTTGTCTTCCACAATAATCTCAGCTAGCATCATTTGATTACTTATATCTTGTAGCAATTCATAAACATCACTAGATTCCAAGATATTATCATCGCCTGCATATCTACCACCATAACGAACAACGTTATTGAAAATATCTTCAAACAAACCACGCTTTTCAGCCTGTCTAATTAAAAAATTTGAAAACCTATCCCTTAAACCCAATTTCTCACCGCCTTTCAATTAACGAACGTTAAAAGGATCCTAAACAAGTTTTCGTTCGTATTTTAACTCCATTTTTTCTTTGGCCAAAAAATTATAGTTCGTTTTTATCTATAAATATCATCTAAATATTCATCGTAATCTTCATCCGGAATAGCACCTTCCATCATATTCAATGTTTCTTTATGGCCAATTAACATGGCAACAAATCCATCGATGTGCTCTGGTGATTTACGTTTAGATGGTGTTTTTAAATTATTAATATTTGTAATTATTTTTGCGTTACTTGCACAGAAAATAAGTAAAGGATTGTCCGTTTTAATTCGGTCCTGAAGTAATAAAAGTTCAAAGTCATCAAACGGTTCATTCATGTGAGTTGGGTACTGCGGAACTTCCACACATTGAATCCCGAGCATTTCCCACTTCTCAACAAGCTTTTCAGCAAGAGCTGGATCATAGTTTATTTGACGTAAATCAAAATTCTCAAATACCCATTCCACATATTCATTTACCATTTCTTCATCGACTGTTTTTCCAGGGCAAATCCTCACAAATCCCTTTTCAGCTAACGCCCGATAAGGAACATTTCGTTGCTGCTCTTTATCTTCAATTCCAAACTCCGGAATAAAGTACATTTGCTTAACGATTAATATCGCATTTCCTTCATCATCGTATGTTGGAATATTTATTGATACACACGTTAAATCGGTACGCCGTGATAAATCTACACCAATAACACAAGTTAAACCTTCAACCTCTTTTAAGTATTCCACAAGCATTTTATCCAATTGGTCTTTGTCAAAATACGTTTCAGCATAGTTAACGAATACATCTAAGTGCTTTGATAAGAACTCAGCCTTATTAAAGCTGTTATTTTGAGCTTCTTTAAAAGCATTTTCAAGAAACTCCATACTTACAGAAACACCCATGTTTGGATTGACCATCTTCCAAACTTCACGGTCTGTCCAATCAAACTTTTTGTTTGGCTCATAGATCATTGCAAACCATGCATCATCATTATCATTCTTCAATACTTCTTTTGCATAAGCATAAATTTGCGAACCAAGTGACCCACTTTGTTTACCAGCTGTGGAAGTAATAATGTTGAGCGGTTCTTCTTGAGCAATTTGCGCTGAACGTAAATTATCGTATTGTTCACGGTCCATTTGAGCATGAACTTCATCAAAATAATTGATATACGGATTTTTACCTTCGTTACCGGCGTTATCTTTTGTAAGGACTTTTACAGTATTGGCATATTTAATACCATCTTCTACAAATGTGTATTTAATAGAGCGAATGGTATCCTCTTTACCTTTATAAATACGAGTACCAGGGCGTAAATCAGGGCTATTTTCAATGGTTAATCCAATTGGAATGGCTGCGTTTTGACATTGCTCAAATGTATTAGCTGAAATGTAAACATCTGCACCTTTTACACCTTCACCATATGTTCCATAAATAACAGGGCTTCCGCCCATAATCGTTTTTCCATTTTTCTTTGGAACCTGCAAATAAGCCGTACGAATTACTCGCACCGCTTTATCATCATCATTATATTTTTGCCAACCATAAATATTAGCAAAGAAAAACTTCTGCCAAGTTTCCAGAATTAACGGTTCCCCTGCCCACTTACCTTTTGCATGTTTTAAGAAAGTTTCAGTGAAATACAACATGTAATTAGCTTTGTCATTATCCCAAAATATATCTTTTCGTTTTTTCCATCGTTTATAACGCTTCACCATTAAATGGACAGTATCAGGATATGAATTTGGATTCGCTTCGCACTCTTTTACGAACTCATCTGCATAGTTTATATTAAAATCAATCATAACTAACCTCGCATTTGCCGTTTCCTAAATTGAACAAGCTTGCTGTCTTCAGGTTCAGGCTCTTTCTTTTTCTCTTTTCCTTCTTCTTCATCGCCTTTCGCAAGAAGTACTCCGGATTTTTTAATAAGTTCTTTGTTTTTTCCATCAAGTCCGAGCTGTCCAAGTAACTTAGCCAATTCTTTACGTAACTTCTCTGTACTTTCACCTGTATCTTTCATTTGCTGATATTCGTCGTAGCAATCCAAATAAACTTCAATAAGAAGGTCAAGCGCCGGTGAATAGGTGCCTGCTTCAACTAATGAATCGACAATTCGTTTTTGTTGCTCATCTCGCTTAGATGGTTTCTTTTTTGTTGTAGTAGTCTTTTTTGTTGTACAACATTCAATTTTACCTTCTAGCTGTTGAACCCACTTATCACGACTTTTCCAAACAGCAATTTTCTTTTCATCAATTTCTAAAACCTTTGCAATTTCACGATTTGAAATACTTCCATCATGCGCTTTAAAGATTTTAAATGATTGGTCACGTTTTGGATCTCGTTTTCTGGCCATACCTATTCACCCCTTTCATTTGTTGTACTAAAAAATTTCAAAAAATCATTTTGAGGTGCACGTTTGCACCCCCACTCCCTATCCCCCCAGATGGGCAAAGTCAACTTTTTTGATAGGGGGGCTTATAATTTCTCTACTAAATTACAATTCGTTGGTCCATTACATTTTGGACATTTCAATCCTTCACGTAACTTATGTGTTGCTTCTGTCCATCCACATGCTTTATCTAAACACCAATGGATTGTTCTTGGCCACTTTGCCATTGCTATCACCTCGTACTATAATTTCCAATCGAACTTTTTCTTTTGCTTATAATTCTTATCGTGCTTTTCATTACTTTCTCTTTCTAAGATTGGATGACACTTATCACAAGATGTCACAACATTATTAGGATCTAACTTTAATAAAGGATTTACTTTGATTGGTACAACATGATGATGATGTGCTTGCTTACCAAACACAAACCTTCCACATCGCTGACATAATCCTTTGTCTCGTTCATAACAGAACGCCTTTAAAGCTTCCCATGGTTTTGTACGATAGAATGATTTGTTCTTTGAATAGACAACTGTCTTCTTTTGTTTGCGTCTGTGATTCAAACAGTATCGTCCTTTATCGATTAATGTCTTGCAGCCTTGCTCAGCACAGTACTTCATGATAATAATTCAATGATGTCTTCTTTCTTTTTAACATCAGCTGGAATCTCAATGCCTAACTCATCAGCATACTCACGTAATTCTTTGACTGTCATGTTACTTAATACTGGTACTTCACTAACGACTGTCATATCCTTACCGTTTGTTAAGTCCACACCCATGATCATACTCTCAGGATTAACAGTTACTTCGAATCCTGGTTCTTCACCAGTTGGAACAAATAGACTCTTCTTCTGTTCGTTATCCCAATACTCTGTACCTGATATTGTTTTTCTAATTTCAGTAATCATTTAAGCTCACTCTCCTTTTTCTTATTAAGCCATGTAGCAATCTTCATTGTTAATAAAGCAGGCCAGAATATCGCTAGAAGAAAAACCAAAAATAAAGATGACATTAGAATTATATGTCCATGTTCTTTATCCTTTTTAACTGCTTCCCTTACGGCGGAATAAATATCTAATGATGCATAAACCATACCTACTATTAGATAAGCTAATAACCATAACATTGTCGTTCACCACCTATGTAATTTTTACATAATAAAAGAGCAACCGTGCACCAGTTGCCCTTTCGTCAATCTCTTATGTTATTACTATAAATCATATTTACAATGGTTTCTATCGGTTCAATTTACAGTTAAAGAAGTGAAAGTTCTTCAGCAAACTTGATTCTTCTCATAATCTCAGCATGTTTTTGATATATGTAACTTCTACTGTATCCAAACTCAACCGCTAGATATTCCAACGTTTTTCCTTGCACATACTTCCCATAAAGAATTTGGTTTTCCAAACCTTTAAATGTACTAATCAAATCTTTCAAGTCACAGATATCGTTCATCTTATGCGCTAATTCATATTCAATTGCTTCAATACGTTCTTCTACTTTTGCACCTTCCGATTCAGCAGTTAAACGTACCTCTCGCAAATCACCACTGACCCAGCGTTTTAATTCAGCTTTTGTTTTATCTAAGTTGTAATCTAAGTATGCGATTCGTTCCTCTAATTTCTGATAGTCTTTCAGCCAGTCAAACAAATGATGATTCACCTACTTTCTACTAATAAACTCTAAATCTCATAAAACACGTTTAATTCCATTTCTAAGACGTTTTAATACTTGTACACCTATTTGTATTAAGGAAGAAATACAAACTCAAATAACTATGATTCTGACGGTCATTCTTGTGTCGAAACGTGTCGACGGGATTATATTTAGTTACCAACCAAAATTAGTAGGAACATACACTTGTTGTTGCGTTCTAATGATTTGTCGTAAATCAGTTTGCGGTGGCATATGATCTGTTTCTGTTACTCGAATTAAATATCTCCATTCATGTTTAGTTGCTTCAATACCACGATGAATATCGAACCAATCAAACTCAATTGGTGTACATGTAGGAGCTGTAAACACTTCTAATTCTCCTGATGCAACTTTTTCTCTCACTTGTTCATTTACCATGCCGTATAATTTTGCATTTGGTTCTTCAGGTACATCTAACTCCACAGGTTGTCCAATGAATTCAGTTAAGCAGCCTTCACCTGTTACAAGTAGATGAAAACGGCTAGTACTCATTTTTTCTTGTGCGAATATATTTGGATTTGCTTTTGCCTCCGGTCGTAATTCCAACCCTCTTGGGACACCATCACTATGCCAATTAGGAATCGCTGGACACATACCAGGCATTAACATATGCACTTTTGTATCTACAACAATATATTTGCGGTCATGTCGTAAATTCATAGCTCCAATGGCTGTCTTTGTAAGTTCACCGCCATATTTCAACGCATCGTCTAATGAAGCGTTCCAAAGTCCAGGTGTGTTCTTTAATATATCTAAGCTTGGTTGTTCAATAGTGTGAGCGTACCCTACGTGAATCGGATTTCTATTAAACTGAAATTTAGATGTTTTCATTTTGTACTCTCCCTTTCTATAAAACTCAAATTGTATTAATATCCTGAGCCAAAGCCCAGGACAAAAATTTATTCAGCAATCGTTTCTTCATCAACAATCTTTAATTGACCAGGAGCAACTTCCGTTGTTCCATCCTGTTTAACGTTGTATTCCATACCTTCATGTTTTTCTTCATAAAACTCATCAATCGACATTTGAGAAGGTTCTAGAGTAATAGAAACATTTTCACCAGCGAATGGATAAAGTTTATTAATCTTATCTTTCGTATCGCCTTTTACATTGAATTTAAGAACTGTTTTCTTGCTATCACGTTGAATAGAAACAAATTCAGCACCGATTGGTTCAACTTCGCTTTTCTCCACAGTTAGATGAACAATCGTACCTGGCATTTTTAATAATTCATCAGCATGTGGTAGTTCATCACTTAATACATGGAACATTAAAACTTCCTTTTTATCATCCTTTTGCATTTTCTTGAATAATACGTTCAAATTTACTTTTGTCATGGTTCAGGCTCCTTTTGTATTAGATTGATATTGGAACTAAAGTTTTCCTGTTATTTCTGTACGTTTCTAAGCTTAAAAAGCTCCTGTTTTCAAATAGTGTTTAGCATGGTAATAAAGGACATGATATATCCAATTACCAACAAGCTTTTTATCTAAATAAACAATTTCAAAGTTATATTTCACCTTAAAAGTATTAAGTCTACCAAGTAATGCTTTCGGGTTATATCTTGAGCGATAATCACCTTTTAGTATTTTTTCGTAACCACGTGGATCTTCCACAATTAAAGTGAATGGAATGTCCTTTGAACGAATCAATTCATTTTCAAACGCTGTTTGAGTATCCTTTTGCAAGTTACCTGTTATTTCATCGATACTTGCTTTTCTTTCTATCCGACGATCTAAATAGATATCTCGTGGTATTCCTAATTCTTCATTTTTAGGAATCATGCAACCGTAATCGCCCGTATCTAATTTTTGTATCTTTACTGGTATATCTTTTTGATTTAAATAGTCAAGAATATGACCATTTACATTCTCACGAGTATCAATTACGATCGTTAGTGTTTTAAGGATTGTGTCTATTTCTTTATCTGTGTAATGGAAACGAATCATTTTGATTCCTCCAGTAACTCTGGATTTTCATAAATGTTCCCACAAATAACGCCAAACTTTATCGCTACTTCTAAACCTTTCCTTTTAGCGCCTTCAACGATATGTTTACTTTTTAGCACTCTATATCCCCACGAATCAGTTAACCAAATCACTTGTTTATATGTCGTTTCATATCTTCCTGTTTTAGTTTTCCCGAAATTCGTTAACAGTTCTGATGTACATTCAAGAATGTCCCCTTCATAAATCTCCTTACCGTTCTTGTCTTCTAAACCTGTAAATCTAACTATCTCTACTTTTTCAGTTATATATTCTTTATGCATATACGATTGATAAGCCCAAGTACGTTCTTCTATTAGGTAAGCTTCACCTTCTTGATTAAAGTAAATATCTTCATCATCTAGCCATTTATTTGCAACTTTATCCCATATACGAAACTTAATTCCTTTCATCTTCATGCCCCTTTCTTCGTATATAAAACCGCACGTTCATATATCTTTCTTGCCATTGCATTTGATTCATCATTTTCAAATTGACGATGATCCTCATAAACATCTGTCCAACCGTTGTTAGCAAGGACAATCGTCCACTCATAAAACAGTTGCAATGAATCTTCTTCTTCAACTAACCAATTGTGTAATTTTTGATTATGTTTCCACCCACAAAAATGATGAAATATCTTCATTAACGTAATTTTCTCCGCACTCTCATCTTTCCAAGATTGAAACCAATCATAAATAGCTTGATAGTTTTGTTCAGCAGCTTTCATTACTTCCGTTGGAATTAAATTTTGTTTTTTTATTGCAACTTGATTGTCTTTTTCATCAAGATAGATATTTGCACCTGATTTCCAAATCGAACTTAAAATTAATAAAACTTGCAAATCTATCACCTCTGTTATCAAAAGTTACTTAGAAGTGTTACTAAAAAACACCGAAAATTAGCATGTGTTACTTTTCAGTAACCCCCTTGAGCCTTAGAGCCACAAAGGATTAAGGGGGTTAGGTTACTTTTGTTACCTATTTTGAGCATTAAGCCCCCTAATAGAATACTTATATATATATTTATTTTTTGTTTATATATATTTTTAGTAACAAAAGTAACAAAAAGAGTATAAAAAGTACCTTGAGCCCTTATGTACCAAGGGTTTTAAGACATTTTAAATGGGTTACTTTTAGTAACACTTTTGCTATTTTCATCGAAATTCAGTAACTTTTGCTGCTTAAAAGTATTTTTTCGGTCTGTTAAAGTAACACCTTTGATGTAATACTTATTTTTACTACCACGTTCTCTTTTGAATCCCTGGGATTCTAAAATTCGGTAAAATGCTCTATTTTTTAATTGATGCTCGCCATTTCTGAAACACCAATTGGAATAAACCTCATATAATTCTTTTGCTTCGATTTGAACATCTTCCCTTTTAAAACAACATTCGAACATGAATGGGCCGAGAATATCCATCTCCTCTTTGTAATCACCTGTTGCTTTCATAACAATTGCTGGATCGTTCAGCCCCGACTTCTGCCACTTCAAGCAACCCTCAATCGCCCAATTCAGGATTCCTGGCATTTCAAGACTTATCTTCTCTGGTAATTTCTTATCGCGTTTTTCTTTCGGAAGCTGTAAGTTAAATGGAATTAAACGAATACGTCTCCAAATTCCTTCATCGACACCTTTAATTACTGGCTTATGATTTGTAGTAAAGAAGACTTTAAACTCTGGTATGAATTCGAAATACTCTTGTCGAAGGAATCGTGCAAGCACTGGCTCACCGCCTGTTATTTGCTTTACAAAAGCTTCTGAGAGTTGTTCACCCTCTTCACTCTCGATAGCCGATACAAAACGCGCTCCCACTAATCTAGCGATATCATTATTGGCTCCTGTTTCTTTTTTCTTGATGAAAGTATCTGATTTAGCTTGTTTACCGTATTCACCCAAAAGGTCCTTAATTGTATTAATAAAGGTCGATTTTCCGTTGGAACCCCCACCAATTAGGAAGACCATAATTTGTTCCGTAATTTCTCCAGTGAGGGAATAACCGATTAATCGCTGCATATATTCAGTCAGTTCCTTATCACCTTGGAAAATTTGATCTAAGAAATTAAGCCATTCAGGACATTTTGCATTTTCATCAAAAGCAATATTAGTGATTTTAGTTAAACCAAGTTCCCGATCATGCTGCTGCATCTTCCCTGTTTTTAAATCAACAATGCCGTTTTCAACATTGAATAAATATTTATACTTATCAAAGTCCTCACGCTCTCCTGGAACTAACGGCATAAGGTCCTTGATGCTGTTCATTCTTATATTTCTGCGCTCACACATTCGGGCCCATTTCGTTTCTAATTCATCTTCTGATTTATAAAGGCTTCTAAGTACCTTTGCTGTAATTCTTTCAATTTCTTTTTTCGTGTCCAACTTCCATCGTTTACCGTCCCATATGTACCAACCAATATCGCTAACATATTTAATTACATGCCCATATTCGTATGCAATACGTTCAGCATTACCAAGTTCCGTTAAACGGAATTTCTTTTTCGGCTTCTCCTCCACAACTTCGACTGCATCACCAGCATGAAAATCAAAAGAAAATTCTTCGAATTGTTGTTTGTTATCTAAGATAGTTGTGGAAGTAGATGAAATGGCCGTTGCAATCGTTCTTTCACCGTATGTTTCGTTTGTATCACTAAAATGAATAACGTCCCATTTATCACGTATAAGGCTTGATTCACGGAACATTGAATCCATTCTAATTGCTGATTTTCCTGTCCAAAATGCTAAATGGTTACATAGAGAAAGGTCACTCGCTGAATGATCCTCATTTATTAAGCTGCCATTGTATAATGAACGGATTTCATCACCATTCTTACTGCGAAACATTCTTTCCCATAAAGCATCGTTTGAAATTTTGATTTCATCTTTTTCAAATTCTGCTAAATTCACACGACCTTGAATGTCACTATCATCAAAATATTTTTCGAATACTTCAGCTAGTTCATCGGTTCGCTCATATACTTCATTGGAATTCTCACGATTTCCAGTGAAGGTAAAAAAGCGGCCGTATGAGTAAATTTCTAAACCATGCTTTGTATTTTTCCTTCCAGTACCTAAAACAGATTGTGGAAGACCACCCCTGATAATGATGTGAATCCCATTTCCTGATGGCGAAAATTCTGTATAACTATCTAATGTATTAATAATCTCTGTTGCAAATGTATTTGTTTTTTCATCTACAACACACTTATCAATATCGATTCCAATATATTTATCTTGCTTACTGAATACAAAGCCGATTCCATCATAGTCACCTTCTAAGTAGAATTTGACTGCCGTTGCAAACGTTGACCAAGTACGTCTGTTATTTGCTTGGGCCATTTCCCCATCTACTTGATACGGTACTTTTGTTTGTTTATTATTTCGTGTTTCAAACTTCCATAATATCCATTGAGGAAGGCCCTTTAACTCAGCAGGAATTTCATTAAAATTGTATGGATTTTCTTTCATTTCGCCCTCCAATTAGCTTTTTAGGGTATAAAAAAGAGAAGTCGGCAAAACCAACCTCTCTATTTAGTTATTATTAGAATGGTAAATCATCATCACCGACAGTAACCGGTGCACTTGTTTGCATTGGTGGGTTTACCTTTGACGCGCTATAACTTGATACTTTCGGGAATACACGTCCATCATCTTTTTTATCGTGTGTTATATAAACATTTAAGTGTTTATTAAAAACATCTTTCGCCATTTGCGCTGGCCCTTGCGGGCTGTAACTTTCAGGCATACCACAAGCTAATAAGAATGATTTAGCAATACCTCTAGCTACTGGGTGTTCAAAAGTAAATGTTGTATATTGAACCTTTTGGCCCTGATGATCTTGTGGAACATCTGAACGAATTTCAAAATCCACTGTTAATTTAGGTTTACTATTTTGCGTTAAGCCCTCGACAGCATTTAATACAACCACTTCATAATTTCCTACTTCGATTAATGAAAATCCTTTTACTTCTTCTACTTCATCCATTTTGAAAAATGACATTATTTATTCCCCTTTTCTTTTTCAGTTTTTGATAGCACTATTAATTCCTCTTGTACGCAACCTTTACGCTGATCTAAATGATTTTTAGCAAAGATACTTTGATTACCCTCTAAAACAAATCCTCTTGTACCATCTGCTTTTTTAACTAATTGACCTACAACATGAACGATTCCCATGATATGATTTACGATTTTATCCCGAATATCTGGAATGAATTGCGTATATTGCTGACCATCATCGTGAGTAATGGTTCGTGTTGTCTCCCAGGCTGTGAAAATAATATTTGCATCTAATGAATTGAATGTTTCTACTAACTTTAAAAGATGGTTATCTAGCAAAGCATAATCCTTTAATTCTGGCATTCCACTTTTAGTATTTTCGCCCTTTTTAAGCAGCCATAACTTTTGATAATGCGTTAAGTTATCGATGAAGATGTTGTCATATTTAGTGATGTTTGTTTTCGCAATCCCAAAAAACTCTAAGATACTATCATGTGGGTTATTGCCATCAATTTTGGCTACATCTACATTTTCATAGCCCTCTAATACTTGGCTTGTCCCATCGATATCAAACACCAATGTTTTACCTGGTAATAATCCAGCAACCGTTGTTTTTCCGTTACCTGGTTTTGAATAGGCAATGATTTTCGCTTTTTTACTTTTTGTAATTTGAGAACCGTTTGTGATTTCCACTTAAAAACTCCTCCCTATTCTTTAGTATCTAATTCTGAAGCTTTATTTTGCAGACTCTCTAACATTTGTGGGATATTAAGCCTTTGAATAATATCAACGGATAACTGTTCTTTTAGATTGTTTTCAAGCGCCTTGACTATAGTTTCCTCTGCATCTTTTCTTGCAGTTTGAATCATCGTGCTAACTTTAGAAGTAAGCTCCTTAGCAAGATAATTTTTAATAAAATACTCGCTTATGGATAATTTTCTATCACTTGAGTACTTAGCTTCCCGACCATTTTCATCAAGTGTTTTTTCTGTTAAATACCGTTCATACCTCATTCCAATAAACTCACTAATCGGTATTAATTTCACTTCCGAACCCCAACTGCTTCCCTTATATGGTATTTTTAATTCATCGATTTTCTTTTCCAAGGCTCCATGAATAAAATTGTCTACAACCTCATTTGCTTTTTCTTCAACTTCACGTTCAATTTTTGCTAGAACCTTTTGTTCTGCTTTTTGAATCAATCTATCCTGTAAGCCACTGATAACTTGACTTTTGATTAAATCATCAAGATTTTCGCCTTCTTCTAACCAATCTACATCTACTTCAATTTTCACTTTAGCCATCTTTATTCAACCTCCATTGAACGTCTTTTTATTCCGACAATCGGATCTGTATATCCAGCAAGCTCTAACTGCCTTTGAGCTTTTCTAAATACATAATCGATATTTTCATTTTCTTTTATAGATCCGTCAGGATTTAAATGTTTATTAGGAATCCATACATTTTGATTTGTTCCACCTAATGTAAATCGCTTTGCTGAATAATTTTTGTAATTACGATTAATAAGCTTTAACCTTATTCCTTTGTAAAGCTGAATCATTTCTAGACTTCCACACTATAAGAAATAGATTCCGGTTTAACCGTAACCCCTGGAACAATTTGTCCATCCTCATCCACAATTACTTTTTCACCACCAATTTTCTCGATTTTGAATTTCTTCTTTAACTCTCCCCATTTAATTTCGGTTTTGATGCAATCATCGAGTTCGTTTTCAATGGCGTAATCTAATAGTTTTGCTTCATCAGCCTTTTCCGGTGCTTCACTACTCTTACGAGTTTTGGATTTACCGTAAGGCGTACTAATCGTTTTCTGTTTTGGATCCGCTGCAAGTTGTTCCGCATGATAACGTTGAACATGACTTTCAAAGAAACCAATGCTATCGTGGATGGGATTTAATTCATTTTTTTCCCAATTAGCAATACGATCACGTTCAACATTTGCTAGTGTTGTAACTTTCTTTTCTTCTGCTTTAAGTGCAGTTAATTTACGAAATGCCCAGTTAAGGCTTTCTAAATCATGAATTTCGAACCGTTGCTCCGCATCTTGTAATTCATCAACTTCCGCTAATTCAATTGCTTGTAATGAGTTCATCGATATTACCTCCAAATGTATTTTTGAATTTCTTTGCAGTATAAAGAGAAAAGTATGTAAAACCATTTTTCGTAAATTCAACTTGAAGAGGATATTCCAGATCATCACGTTTTACCACTTCTAAATTCCCTTCTTCATTTAAAAGTTCTTCTAATAATTGATGTTTCACATGAACCTTATTCACGAAATGAACACCCAGAATCCCTTGCTCCTCAGCTAAACGAATAGCTTGTACACTATTTTCAATCGCTTTAATATCCATTAGAATTCCGCCACCCTTTCATACTCCACAGTTTTGCGGATTACTTCTCCACCGACATCATTGGCTACTTGCTTTGATTTTTCATATTCAAATTCCATTGCACTTTTGGGTAACCTCGTTACCATTAGTGGTTGTGGATGGCTAACAAACAAATTACCTACACTTACTAGATATGTAGTTTTAGTTTTTAATTGTTTATCCATTACGTTTCTCCTAATCTATGAATTTGGAATCATACGTGTTGCACCAGTAAAACGATGTACAAGGTGCAATTCCTCATTTACCTTCTTAAAAATTAACCAATGTTCTGGATTTAATTTGTAGGACTGAATATGAATCTTTTCACGTTTATTTGGCTTCTTACCGTTCTTCACGCTTGTCCCTCCTTTACACGAAATCAATTCATGCTATAATGACTGTGAATATTTTTACTTAAATCACCTGTTGGCGCAGGTGGTTTTTCTTTTATACAGCTCGAAAGCATTCAACATTTTGCTGAGCAATTAAGTAATTTGTCAGATTCCCTTCAAGTACAACATCCTGTCCAAACATAAAATACTTATCATCTTGCTTAATTTCACAACCATAGTAATCTTCAATTGGATGATCAGGCTCCTTAATTGTGATTCTCTTTTCACCGATTTCTTTCACAAATATTGCATCGATATTGCTTACACTAATGTGGAATGGCACCTTCGTAGCTGCACCTGTATATTCAATTTTCGTCAAAGAACCAAATCCATTTGTAATTGTTTTAAATTGTTCAGCTGTAAAACTAACCTTTGCACCTGATTTAAAAACCAATGTTACTTCCTTCAATTAACTCACCTTTTCTTTCGGGAAATTTAATATTGCTTTGTCACCGTATAATTCAATTGCTTTTTTGTCGTATGCTTTAGCAGCTTCCTCTTCGGTTTCAAATAATCCCAAATAAATTTTTTTACCTTTTGTGCTTATAGAAGATTGGTATTTATTCCCGTGTTTGGTTGCACCTTTATATTTCTTACCTTTCCTCCTGATTTGGGGTGTGTATTTAAACTCCATTTCTTTTGCATTGTTATCTCTGCCAATAACATTTTGAAATGCCCCCTCGCCAAAGAGTTCAACAGATTTAGCGTTATACGCCCTAGCTGCATCATCTTCATTTTTGTAGAGACCCAGTTCATGTATTTTCCCTTTACACTTCAACCTAGTTCTCCATGAATTAGATTGTTTGTTCCAATAAACGCCTTTATATTTTGATGAACTACCCCTATGCCCTTTAGATTTTCTTAAAGCACCAATCACATCTGAAAGAATTAAATTTTCTTTACGGAAATCTAGTCTATTTAGATTTTTAAACGTTACTTTGTTATCATTATTTTTATCCAAACCAAGTATGAATCTTCCTAACAGACCTACATCATTGCTTTGCACAATATAATTAGTAGCTCCTTTATTAAGTCGTACATACCAATTGTGCTTTATACAACGTTCATAATCCTCATCATCCACAATTACTAACATGTCATTTTGCAACGGTATTTCCTTAACCAATTAACTCACCTCCCTTCGAACTGAAACCTTACGGTTCATTTCGTATATTCTACGCTTTGCTTCTAATTCAGTAATAAGCAATAACGCTGGACTCTTTCGCATCTCAGCACATTGCTGACGTACTTGAGATACTTTCATTAATTTACTTGCAGATAATACTCCGTTCATCTTTCTTCACCATCTTTCATCTTCTTTTGATAATTATCGACTTCATTTTTCGACATTTTTAAGACAAAAAAATAAAATACTCTAATCTGATTTTTGGGTTGTTTTTTTACAGGTTATCCTCGTGTGTAGCCTCCCGTCTTCCACAAAAACTTCTCTATCATATTTCGACAAAACTTCTTCACGATTAATCGTTTCTACCTCGCCCGATACCCAGTAACCGGATCGAAGTAGAAACTCAGAAAAACCTTCTGGAATTGGGAACTCATACCCATCTAAAGTAATGCTCGTTACTTCAATACCTTCTCTGATTATCAAAATGTATCCCCTCTTCAAGTAGATAATTGAAATTCGCTACTTCTACTTAAAGTAGAGTTAGTGTTAAAAAAAATTTGATCATAGCTGATTTCTAAAATCTCACATATTTTTTTCGCATTTCCTATAGTGACCTCGTCTGGATGTTCCTCCATTTTACGATAAGTTTGAACATGAACATCAAGACTTTTGGCCATATCACGTTGCGTGATTCCTCTTACTAATCTCGCTTGTTTCAAAGTGAAAATCATCACTTTCACCTCTTTTCTTTTCGCTTGTAAACTCATAATAATCTACCTAAAGTAGAATGTCAACAATGAAAAACCGCTAGAATTCTACTTATTCCATTTGTTTTTCGATTTAAAAGTAGAATTTTTTCGACATTATATTGTATAAAATCTACTTTTAGTATAATATTATATATATAAAGTGTACGGAGGTCGCTACAATGAGCATAGGGAAAAATATTAAAAAACTAAGGGACAAGCATAATCTTAATCAAAAAGAAATGGGAGAAATCGCTGGTGTTTCAGATAAAGCTGTATCTACTTGGGAAAAAGGGTTAAAAGAACCAAGAATGGGTGCTATTCAAAAAATTGCTGATCATTTTGGAATTTTAAAAAGCGATATCATTGAGGATCAAGATGTTAAAGTCACTCACATTAGACCTAATCAACCTGAAATTAAAAATAATTGTAAAGCTGTTCCATTGCTTGGAGCAATAGCAGCAGGCACTCCTCTTGAAATGGTTGCTGTGGAAGAATGGATTAATGTTCCGGTTGAAATTACAGATTGTCATCCTCATGCTTTTTTATTACGAGTAGTTGGCGATAGCATGAGTAAAGTAATACCACCAAATATGTTAGCGTTGATAGATCCAGATGTTGAAATTAAAAATGGAGATATTGCTGCAGTTGCGGTTAATGGATTCGATGCGACTCTAAAAAGATTTTATAAGTTCCAAGATGGAATTACTTTAGAACCTGAAAGTTATAATCCTGAATATAAAACACAATTTTTTGATTCTCAAACACAAGAACATACTCCTGTTGTAGTAAAAGGAAAATTAGTTTGGTATATGGCACCACTTGACGTTAAATTCTAAGTGTAAGAGGTGATTGTTTTGACTAAAGCTGCTATATACATTCGTGTTAGTACTCAAGATCAAGTAGAAAATTATAGTATAGAAGTTCAAAGAGAACGGATAAGAGCGTATTGTAAAGCAAAAGGTTGGGATATTTATGATGAATATATCGATGGCGGTTATTCAGGTTCTAATCTAGATCGCCCAGACATTAAAAGGCTTTTAAATGATTTAAAAAAAATAGATGTTGTCGTTGTATATAAATTAGACAGGTTATCTCGTTCGCAGAGAGATACATTAGAATTAATTGAAGAACATTTCTTAAAAAATAATGTGGACTTTGTATCTATTACAGAAACATTAGATACATCTACACCGTTTGGAAAAGCAATGATTGGTATATTATCTGTATTTGCTCAATTAGAACGTGAGACAATTGCAGAGCGAATGAGAATGGGACATATTAAACGAGCAGAAAATGGTTTAAGAGGAAATGGCGGAGATTATGATCCATCTGGTTACACAAGAGTTGACGGACATTTAATATTAAATCCAAATGAAGCTAAGCATATTAAAAGAGCTTTTGATTTATATGAACAATACCATTCAATAACTAGAGTACAGGAAGTTTTAAAAGAAGAGGGATATACCATTTGGAGATTTCGAAGATATAGAGATGTTCTCTCTAATACTTTATATATAGGTCAAATAACCTTCGCTGGTAAAACATATAAGGGACAACATGAACCCATTGTTTCATTAGAGCAATTTAAACGTGTACAGGCGCTTTTAAAACGCCATAAAGGACATAATGCTCATAAAGCTAAACAAAGCCTATTATCAGGCTTAATAACATGTTCTTGTTGTGGTGAAAAGTTTGTGGCGTACAGTACTGGTAAATCCAAAGATATTGAATCCAAAAGATATTACTATTATATTTGTAGAGCTAAAAGATTCCCTTCCGAATACGATGAGAAATGCCTAAACAAAACATGGTCAAGAAAAAAACTTGAAGAAGTTATATTTGATGAATTAAAAAATCTAACTGTAAAAAAAAGCGCTTCTCAAAAAAAAGAGAAAAAAATCAATTATGAGAAGTTGATTAAAGATATTGATAAAAAAATGGAGCGTCTTCTTGATTTATTCACAAATACTACTAATATCAGTAGACAACTTTTAGAAACAAAAATGGATAAATTAAATTTAGAGAAGGAGCATCTTATTCTAAAGCAACAGAGTTACGAACAAGAATTTTCAATCTCAAAAGATATGATTACAACAATTAATGAATCATTAGAAACAATGGATTTTAAAGATAAACAAATTATAATTAATACTTTTATACAAGAAATTCACATTGATCATGATGTGGTTGATATAATTTGGAGATGACGTATTTGACGTTATCTTTTTATGTATTCATTTCGGGCTATTCACACAGCCCAAATAAAAAAAGAGTCTTTCTTCTTAATAGCTTCTATAACACCTTGCGCCGCCAACTCCTGACCAGTAGACAAGGCCCCGTTCCACTGTAACGAATTTAAACCTTTTTCTCCTTTTCTTTCAGCGATCCCACGAACGAGTACAGCACATTCACTTACCCTCCCCATCGTTATACACTTCCGGCAATACGTACATACTTTACTACACCTTTTACATAAAAATGACGCAAATAGTCGCTGCTCTATATTTCCGCAGCGCTGACACATATATTTAGAAGCCTTCTTTATTACACCTTGTACACATACGACCTTCCGCTTCTTTTTCAAATCATGTAATGTATCCCGTAAATCTGAAGAGAGTTCCTCTAATAGTAACTGTTTCCCTGTTAACATCAGCAACCACCTCCAGCACTACTATAAAACTTTCTCATAATCTCGTAAAAACTCAAAAAAGCCGATAACCTACTTATAAAATAGTAAGCTATCGACTTTATACACATGTTTTATTCGTTTATAAATCCTAGAATCTACCGTATCCTAAGAAATGTTTTTGGTTGTAGCTACTGCTTAAGCTAGCATAAGCAATCCCTTTATCACCAGCATGAATCATTTGGCCATTACCAACGTAAATACCGATGTGAGATGGACCTGGTTTATAAGTACCTTGGAAGAATACTAAATCTCCAGGTTGTGGGCTACTTACTTTAGAAACTGAGTTCCAGTAACCTGCAACGTCTTGACGACCTACGCCGAATATGTAAGAAATGAATCCACTACAGTCAAAACCACCGTTTGATGGAGATGCACTTCCCCAAACATATGGTAAGCCTAAGTAACCTTGTGCTTTACCAATTACGCCACCCGCATTTGAAGCTGGTGCTGGTGCTGGCTCTGCTTGTTTCTTTTCTTGCTTAGGTGCTTCTTTTTTAGGCTCTTCTTTTTTAGGTTCCTCTTTTTGAGCTTGTCCACCATTGTTTGCTGGTACTGCAGGTGCAGCTTGCTCTGCTGGTGCTTGTGCTGTAGGCGCTTGTACTTCTTTAGCAGCTTGTTCTGCTTGTTTTTGAGCAGCAGCTTCTTGTGCAGCTTTTTCTTGTGCTTCTTGTTCAGCAATACGTTGTAATTGTAGTGCTTGTTTTTCAAGATCTTTCAATTGACTTTCCGTACTTGTCATTGAAGTTACAACTGTATCCATTTTACCGCTTAAATCATTTACTGCAGTTGCTTTTTTCGCTTTTTCAGCGTCAAGTTCTTTCTTAGCAGTTTCAATTTGAGCTTGTGCTTCTTTTAATTCTTTTTGCTTTGTTTTTACCGTTTCAACATCTTTTTTCACGTTCGCTTGATCTTCTTGTTGTGTTTTCATGATATCTTCGTCAGACTCAAGAATTTTAGAAACAGAAGTTAAACGATCAACTAAATCTGCAACGTTTTTAGAGTTTACAAGAACTTCTGCTACAACGTTTGTGTTTGGTTGTTCTTGAAGTGCAACTAAACGTTTTCTTAATAACTCTTCACGTTTTGCAATTTTCGTTTGTAGTTCTGCAATATCTTTATTTTTATTTTCGATTAATTGCTCAGTATCAGCAACCTTTTTCGTTGTTTCATCAAGTTTTGAAGCATTCTCTTGAACAGATTTATCCAAACCTTGAATTGTTTTGTTTAAGTCATTCATTTGTTTTTGTAATTCATCACGTTCTTGTTGTTGTTTATGTAAAGTGTCATTTTGTGTATTAATTTGTGATTTCACGTCAGAAATTTTATCTTCTGCAAATACATTTGGTGTTAGTCCTGAAAACATTAACCCTGCAACTAATGCGCAAGATGCCATTTTTAGCTTTTTCAT